CCATCGCGCGGCATTTGTCATCAAATTGACGCTTATGGGCAATAAGAACTCAGGACCGCGTCGGAGGCCGAATGCTCTGCAGCTGTTGCAGGGGGTAACGAGGAAGGATCGGCTCAATCCGGATGAGCCGGTGGCTCCGGCTGGTGAGGTGGTGAAGCCGGCAGAGTTGTCGGTGGATGCTGGACGGGTGTGGGACCGGATCGCGCCGGTTTGCCTATCCATGGGCACCCTGACAACTGCCGATGTGCAGGCCTTTGTCCGGCTGTGTGAACTGCAGGCCACGGCGGACGCGGCGTCGGCGCAGAAGGACATTCCTGGGTTTTCGCTGTTTCTGTACACGACGATGGTGGACAGTGCGGGGAATGAGCACCAGCAGATTAAGGTGCATCCGGCCATCAAGATCGAGGGCGAGACGGCGGTGAAGTTGCGACCGTACTACGATTATTTTGGGATGACGCCATCTGGTCGGGCGCGGCTGTCGGTGCCCAAGAAAACCGAGGAAAATACATCCAAATGGGCCGGCATTTTGAAATGAGCACGGCGACAATCTACGCCTTGTGTGACAGCCGGATCGTGGATCCCATTACAAGCGTGCGCTATATCGGGCAAACGCGCATTGCTCTGGACCAGCGTCTCAAGCGGCATTGGGTCACCGCACTGGCGGGCGCCCGCGAGCATCGGGCGGTGTGGATGCGTGCCATGCGTGCGGCTGGCGTCGAGGTGTTGATTTTGAGTCTAGGCCGTGTGCCGTCGGATGAGGCCGATGCGGCCGAATCAACACAGATCGCACGGTTTCGTGCGCTCGGTTGTGACCTCACGAATCGAACCGATGGGGGGCGTGGGCGACGTGGCTGGGAGGTGTCTGCGGCCACGCGGCGGAAGATGAGCGAATCGGCCAGACGTCGCGGCGCGCATTCAGCGGAGGCCTATCGAAAAGCTGGCGAGACCATCAAGGCCAACCCCACACACAGGCGGCATCTGGAAAACATGCACGAGCGTAACCGTGGCACGACACGGACGCCAACTCAGCGAGAACGAATAGGGCACGCCCTCAGAGGCGAGCGGAATGGTCAGGCGGTGTTGACGCAGGAGTCCGTGGCCACCATTCGCGCTCGGTATGCCGCTGGTGTTCGTCAGGCCCAACTCGTCCGGGACTTCAAGGTCTCGCCTGCAACGATTCATCGTGTGGTGCATTACAACGGATGGGTGTCCGCGTGAAGCCGAATCTCGGCTCTCAGAAGGCGGTCGCTTTTATCAACAACCTCACCCATACGAAGGGGCCGTTTGCTCAGCAGCCATTCAATCTGCGTCCGTGGCAAGTGCAGATCGTGCGCGAATTGTTCAAGACCAAACGGGATGGACTCAGGCAGTACCGCACGTGCTTGTTAATGCTGCCCCGCAAGAACGGGAAAAGCGAAATGGCTGCAGCCATCGCGTTGTATGGGTTGCTCGGTGATGGTGAAATAGGCGCTGAAGTCTACAGCGCAGCGGCTGACAAAGACCAGGCCGCTCTGGTGTTCCACGTGGCGGCGCAAATGGTCAGGAATGATCCTGAGCTGGAAGCACAATGCGAAATCGTGGACTCGCAAAAGCGAATTGTTCATCGGCGATCTGGCAGCTTTTATCGGGCCATTTCAGCAGAAGCCTATTCAAAACACGGATTTAATTGCTCGTTTCTTGTTTATGACGAACTCCACGCCGCACCCTCGCGTGAGCTCTGGGATGTGCTGACGACATCGCAGGGAGCTAGGGACAACCCGTTGACACTCGCTATTAGCACCGCGGGCTATGACCGTCATTCCATCTTGTGGGAGTTGTACTCCCATGCTAAACGAGTCCGCGAGACTCCCACGCTAGATCCGACGTTCCTGCCTGTTCTGTATGAGATGCCGGAAGGCGCCGACTGGACGAGTGAACGGGAATGGCGAAAGTGCAATCCCGCGCTCGGTGATTTCAGGAGCCTTGAAGACATGCAGATCGCCTGCAGACGGGCGCAAGAAATCCCAGCTCAAGAGATGAGCTTCAGGAGGCTGTTCTGCAACCAGTGGACGGAGTCGTCTGCGCGGTGGATTCCGCTGGCGGCCTGGGATGCGTGCAACGTGGTGGCCGCATGAGAGATAGAAAGGCGTATTTTGCAGAGAGGATCGCCAGACGGATCGCTGCGGGCCTGTGCTGTTGCGGGAAACTTCCACGGCCTGGACTGCGGACCTGTACGGTCTGTGCTACAAGATGTGCGAAATACCCACGCAAACAGCGGCAGGCATCACGCGAATACTTTGCAGCGCGTCGCGCTAGGCTCATCGCTGCTGGACTCTGCTTGTGTGGGAAGCCTCCACGCGCCGGCTACCGGACCTGTGAAAAGTGTGCGGCTCACTATAAAAAATACAATTCACGGGCGACCTATCGGGACAGGAATCCAAAATATTACGAGCAAATGCGCGCAAAGCATCGGGCGAACGGGATGTGTTTGTGGTGTACACGCCAGGCACTTCCTAACCTCTCATATTGTTCGAGGTGTAAGGAGAATCAGCGCGCAGCTGCTCAACGATATCGGCAGACAGCCAAATACAAGGCGCTAGCTGCAGACAAGTACGCGGCACGTATCCTCGCTGAGGTAGGCGATGATCTCATCTGACTACCGCCGCAGTCTCAAGGGCCGTCGCTGTTACGTCGGCATGGACCTCTCGAGCACGAAGGATCTGACCGCGCTCGTGGCTGTCTTCCCCGATGGTGACGGGGGCTATGACGTGCTGGCGCAGTTCTTCGTCCCCAAGCTGAACATCAAGGAACGGGCAAACACGGATCGGGTGCCCTATGACGTGTGGGAGCGCCAGCAGTTCCTGATTGCCACGGCCGGGAACGTCGTGGATTACGAAGCCGTGCGACAGACCCTCAAGGATTGGGCCGCGGAATTCCAGGTGCGGGAGATCGCCTTCGATCCGTGGAACGCCACTGACCTGGTGACGCGGTTGACCGAGTCAGACGGGTTTGTCTGCGTGCCGATTCGGCAGGGGTTCAACTCGCTGTCAGCCCCGACCAAGGCGCTTGAGAAGCTCATTCTGTCCAGGCAGCTCCGGCACGATGGCCATCCGGTGTTGCGCTGGTGCGTGTCCAACGTGGTGGTAGAAACGGACGCGGCCGGCAATCTGAAGCCCTCGAAAGCTAAGAGTACGGAACGCATTGACGGGGTGGTCGCCCTGGTGATGGCGATTGACCGGGCTGAGCATAACGCGGCCTCCAAGCCGCCGGCGTATTCCTTGACGGTTATAGGTGGACGGTAGTGGCAACACCAGAGAAGTCGAACGGTGGCCGCCCGAGAGTGGCCGAGCCTGGATCGTCCGTCTCGACATGGCTCCGTCAGAGCGAACATGATCGGCTGATTCGGCTGGCTCAGAAGCACGAGACGACCATCTCCAAGCTGGTACGCCAGATGTTGGTGCTGAAGCTCCGCTAGTATTCCTACTAAACAACCTCACGCGCTTCCAGCCCTTCCACACTGGTAGGCGCAGTGAACCATCGCGCTTATTCCGTTCTCGAAGTCAAAAGCATCAATTCTGAATTGCGGCTCATTCGTGGCGTGGCCACGTCTCTGAGCGTGGACAAAGTCGGTGACGTGATCAAGCCGCTCGGCGTGAGCTTCAAGAACCCGTTGCCCCTGCTGTTGTACCACGATTCCACCTTGCCAGTCGGCACGGCGACCTTTGCGAAACCGACGGCCAAGAGCGTCGAGTTTGAAGCCCATTTCCCAGTCGTGCTCGAGCCTCCGTCCCTCGTGGAACGGGTTGAAACCGCGTGGCATTCCATCAAGGCCGGATTAATTCGAGGTGTGTCGATTGGGTTCATGCCGATCGATGAGCCGGTCTTCAATAAAAGCGGCGGGTTGGATTTTCCCTCCGTGGAAGTCCACGAACTGAGCCTCGTCACGATCCCGGCCAATCGGGATGCCGTGATTTCGACAATCAAACAACTCGATTCGGAGCAGCAGGCGGCGCTACGTCCTGCTCCTCCTTTACTGGCCGGCGTTTCGGCGTCTCAGCGGTCCACGGGCCGTCGTGAGTCAGCGATGAATACGAACGAACAGATTGCAGAACTCCAGCGAAAGCGCATCGCGCTCGGCGATTCGATGAAGGGCTTGATGGCCGGCGAGATGACTGAGGCCCAGGAAGCCGAATACGACGGCTACGTCAAAGAGCTCGATGTGACCGACGCACGCCTGAATCGCCTGGAAGCGTTGGAACGGTCCCAGCAGACGAATCTCCAACCCGTGACCGGGCAGACCGCGAAAGCTGGCAGCACGGCCCGCGGCGGCTATCGGCACGTGACCGTGTCCGAGCCCGAACTGCCTCCGGGGATTGCGTTCACCCGTGCGGCCATCTGCAAGGTGGCGGCGCGCATGGACTACGAGCCGGCCTGGCAGATCGCCGAGAAGCGGTACCCCTCACACCCGAGCATTGCCCAGTACCTCAAGACCACTATCCCCGGCGGCACGACCAGCGGCACCGGGTCCGGATCGCCACAGTCGGGATGGGGCGACGACTTGCTGGCGCTCAACACCACGTTTGCCGGTGGGTTCATGGAATACCTCCGGCCACAAACCATCGTCGGCAAGCTCAACCTGCAGAAAGTGCCCTTCAACACCCGCATTCAGAGCCAGACGACTGGCGGGTCTGCGCTGTGGGTCGGTCAGGGCATTCAGAAGCCGGTTACCAAATACGACTTCGACGCGCTGAACCTCGGCTTCGCGAAGATTGCCGCGATCTGCGTCCTGTCGGATGAACTGATTCGCTTCTCGAGCCCGAACGCGGAAACTCTGGTCCGGAATCAACTCGCCAAGACGATCATGGAACGGATGGATCGAGACTTCATCGATCCAGACGTGGCGGCGGTGGCGAACGTCTCGCCAGCGTCGATCACCCGCGGCGCGACGGTGTTGGCCTCGGCAGGCGCGTCGTTGGCCAATGCAAACACGGACATCCAGAGCATTATCGGCCAGTTCATCGCAGTGAACCAGGACATCAGCAACCTCGCCTGGATCATGCCGAACAGCCTGGCCCTCTCGCTGTCCCTGATGCTCACCAGCTTGGGCAATCGGGCCTTCCCCGACATCAACGTAAACGGCGGGAACTTGGCTGGCTATCCGGTCATCACCTCGCAGTACGCGTCGGGAATCAGCACGAGCCCCACCGATCTCTTTATCGTGATTCTCTTGAATCAGAACGAGATCTTCCTGGCGGATGACGGGACCGTGACCGTCGATGCGAGCAACCAGGCGTCGATCGAGATGTCGGACAACCCGTCGGTGGATGCCGGCAACGTGATGGTCTCGATGTATCAGACCAACCAGGTCGCGCTGAGGGCCGAGCGGTACATCAACTGGGCACGCGGGCGGACGTCGTCCGTGTTCGTCCTCGGTGACGTGCGCTGGTCTGCGTAATCGTGTGAATACGGGCTGGAGCGTTCCGTATGTGGACGCTCCAGCCGTCGTGTCAGGGGTGACGATGGAGCCGGATCCGGGGTTAGTGGTGATCGGGCGGGAGCCGTGCGAGACGTCCACCGGCCCGCTCGCGGTCGGTGCGGTCGTGCGTCTGCCAGTCGTCGAAGCCCTCCAACTGACGCATGCCCAGAAGGTCATGCTGGCGGATTGGCACGATCAGCAAGCGCCAGCGCCGGAGCCGACCGTGATCGATCGCATGTTGACGGCGGTGGAAACTGTCGTAGAGACGGTCAGGCCCAAGCGTCGGTATCGGCGGCGGGATCTCAGGGCTGAGAAGTGACGATCTTCGGCCTCACGATCACACGCACGAAAACACTGGCTCTCCAGTCAGTAGAGAGTCGTGGAGGGTGGTGGCCGATCGTGAGGGAAGGACTGACGGGCTCCTGGCAGAGGAACATTGAAATCCGGCTGGATAACGTCCTCACGCATCCGACCGTCTTTGCCTGTATCACGCTGATCGCCTCGGACATCGGCAAGATGTGCCTCAACCTCGTGCATGAGACGAAAGAGGGGATCTGGGAGGAGACGGACAACCCGGCGTATTCCCCGGTCCTGCGGAAGCCGAATCGCTATCAAACGATCGGCAAGTTCATTGAACAGTGGATCTTCTCGAAACTCATTTGGGGCAACACCTACGTGCTGAAGCAACGTGACCAGCGGGGTGTGGTGGTCGGGCTCTACATCCTCGATCCCAATCGGGTACGCGTGCTGGTCGCGGAAGACGGCTCGGTCTATTACGAGATGATGCGCGACACGCTCTCGAACCTGCCACGCGAAAACGTGGTGGCCCCAGCGCGCGAGATCATCCATGACCCGATGTACACGCTGTATCACCCGCTCGTCGGCTTACCACCACTCCATGCGAGTGGTCTCCTCGCCACGCTCGGGCTGAACATCGTCACGAATTCGGCGAACCTGTTCGGCAATGGGAGCCAGCCGGGCGGCATTCTCACGGCGCCGGCAGGGATTACCGATACACAAGCCGCAGCCCTCAAGGCGGCATGGGAGACAGCGTTTAGCGGCGCGAATTACGGCAAGGTGGCTGTCCTCGGTGGAGAGTTGAAGTACGAACCGCTGAGCGTGCCGGCTGAGAAAACGCAACTCACCGAGCAATGGGGCAAGACGTCGGAGTCGATCGCGACGACGTTCCATGTCCCGTTCCACTTCGTGGGTGGGCCGTTGCCGCCGTACAACAACGTGCAGACCTTGACGGTGCAGTACTTCACGCAGTGCTTGCAGTCGCTCTGTAAGCAACTTGAAACCGTCCTGGATGAAGGGCTCGGGCTTGGACCGCAATTCGGGAACGACTACGGGACGGAATTCGACATTGACGATCTGCTCTGGATGGACTCGCTGACGATGATGAGCGTCATCAAGGACGGCGTCGGGGCCGCGGTGTTCACGCCCAATGAGGGCAGACAGATGCGCAATCTCCCTCCGGTGGAAGGTGGGAATACCCCATACCTGCAGGAGCAGAACTGGCCATTGCGGTTGCTCTCGCAGCGTGAAGTCCCGACGCGACAGCCGACGGCACCAGAACCAATGCCACCAGGGCCAGCCGATCCGTCGATGGACAAAGGGCTGCACTTGACGAAGTCCGAGGCGCATATGAGATTCCGAATACGACGACAGCGGGCCGCCTAATGCTCGGCGCTGATGTCGATTTGGTGGCGGATCTGGTGACCGAGGCGTTGACGCCGATTCTCGCGGACGTAAAGGCGTTGCAGGCGGTGGTCGGAAGTTTGGAGTCGCGCTGGAACGATCTGCCAGCAATGCGCGAACGGATCGCCGTGCTTGAAGTGCGGGCTCCAGTACCAGGGCTACCAGGGCCGCCAGGCGAACGAGGCGAGCGTGGTGAAAAAGGCGAGCCAGGGCTGACTGTAAAAGGCGATCCCGGCGAGCGCGGAGAGAAAGGCGACAGAGGCGAGACAGGCAAAGACGGCGCACCAGGATTAAACGGCAAAGACGGAGCGGATGGACTCGCCGGCAAAGATGGCGCACCGGGATTGAACGGCAAAGACGGCGCTCCTGGCCTGAACGGCAAGGACGGGACGGACGGACGCAACGGCAAAGACGGGGCCGATGGCCTGCACGGGAAAGACGGCGCTGCAGGGCTAGAAGGCAAAGCCGGAGCGGACGGACCACCAGGCCGGGATGGGCGTGACGGGAAAGACGGGGCCGCTGGATTACACGGACGCGATGGAGCGCCCGGCCTCGATGGCAAGGATGGCTCGGCCGGCCTGAACGGCAAGGACGGCGCTCCAGGGATCAACGGGAAAGACGGGCACGACGGCCTCAACGGCAAAGACGGGGCGGCCGGGCTGAGCCCTGATGATTTCGATTGGGACTTCAATCCCGATACCCGCGAATTGTCGATCACGCTGAGCCGTGGCGGACAGGTGCTGGCAGATCGCAAGAAGATCCTCCGCGGTATGCGGATCTATCGGAAGGCGTATGAACCAGGCCGCACGTATGAAGAAGGCGACGTCGTGACCTGGGATGGGTCGGAATGGACCGCCCTTGCGCAGACGAAGGACCGCCCTGGGAATGGCGAGACGGCCTGGAAGCTGTCAGTCAAGCATGGGGAAAAAGGCGCACGCGGACCAGACGGCAAGCCGGGACGTGATGGCCGGGATCTCACACAGATGGACCAACAGGGCCGGAAATGGTAAAGCCGCAGCCAGCCGTCATCGTGCCCGTTGAGAGGCGCTGGCCGAACAGCACGATCGTCTGTCTGGGCACCGGCCCGTCCTTGACGCAGGCCGACGTGGACGTCTGCCGGAACAAAGCGCGCGTGATTGCCGTGAACAATGCCCACGAGCTCGCGCCGTGGGCGGACGTCCTCTATGCCGCGGACGCGAAATGGTGGCGCCGGTTTGCGGGCGTGCCAGCCTTCACAGGCCTGAAATATTCCGTGATGCCGAACCGGGCACCGAGTGCCCACCAGGAATTCCCTGGGATTCAGTTTTTGCGGAATACGGGCGGCTACGGCCTCGAGCGCGATCCGTCAGGCCTCCGCACGGGCGCGAACGGGGGGTTTCAGGCCATCAATCTCGCGGTGCATCTCGGGGCCACCCAGATCGTGTTGCTGGGCTACGACATGCACGGCGATCACTTCTTTGGCTCCCATCCGGACCGAGACCGCCCGAAATTCGCCTTGTGTCTGTCGGCATTTCCGACACTCGTGACCCCACTGGCGGCGGCTGGTGTCTCGATGGTGAACTGTACGCCGGGCTCCGCGCTGACGTGTTTTCCGATGGCGTCGTTGACCTCAGTCTTTGAGGCGGTGGCGGCATGATGCCCGCGATCAGCGTCATCTTTCCGACCGTTCGCCCGGATCGCTTCCGGGGATCGTTTGACTCGATTCGATGGGCCGCTGGGGCCGTGCCCTACGAAGTCATTATCGTGGCTGACTTTGTAAAGCCCGAGGACGTGGACTGTGTGTGGGTTGTGCGTCCACGCATGGGCACCGTGGATGCCATCAATGCGGCCTATGACGTTGCACAGGGGACGCATGTCTTCTTGTTCAACGACGAAGCGACGCTCGATCCGCACGCGCTCGAACTCCTGTATCACGAAGCGAAATGGACGCCTGGCGCTCTGTTGACGCCGATGCACTTGCCGCTCTATCGGTTTGAGTATTACGGCAAGCCGTTTGCGCCGTTTCCGTTTGCTTCACGCGACTTGTTCGCCACGATTGGCGGTCTGCTGGATTCTCGGTACTTCTGTTTTTACGCAGATCCTGATCTGGGTATGCGAGCGCACGCGGCTGGTGTCCCCATCCGCACGATCTCAGGTGCCATCATCCGCCACAACAACGGAAACGACGACGTGAAAGCGCAGAACGTCGCAGCATACATGGCCGCCGATCAGGCGACGTTCAAGATGCGCTGGAAGCATCTGGGGATCTTCAGTGATTGCTGATCTCCGGCATGACGGGATCGTGGTCCTGCCCGCAGGGCTGTCGACGCAGTCCGCGGAATGTATCAACCGCTCGCTCCTCGATAAGCAGACCTATGGGGGCCACGTCAAAGGGGCCAGTGTCGCGGCGTATCCGTCTGGGAGTGCCTCGTGCTGGGCGCCGGAAGACGTGTTGGCGGCGCCGTATCTGATGGATTTTGCGCTCAACCTCATGCCGGTGGTCGAGGAGTACCTGGGACAACCGCCCTTGATGTACTCGGTGAACGCCTTCACGACGTATCCGCACGAGGGGCCGCTCAATCCTGACATCCAGGAGTTTCACCGGGACAAGGACGATGTGCGGTTCGTCGCGCTGTTCGTCTATCTGACGGATGTCTTGACAGCCGAGCAGGGCGCGCACCAGTTCAAGGTCGGCACGCACAAGTTCACGACGTCCGACGAGACGTTCACCGTCCTCGGGCACGCGGGCACGGCGTTTCTGGCAGATACCCGCGGCTTGCATCGCGGTTTGAGACCGCTGGACCGGCCGCGGACGATGGCCTGGGTGCGCTGGGGTGTGAGCTGTCCACCGGCCTCCTATGTGTGGGACGGGCAGCGTCCGGCGTCTCGTGAGGCGATGGGGGATCGGTTTCCCACGGATCCACGTGTCCGTGACTCGATACGGCTGGTGGTGCAGTGAGGCTCAACGTGGCGGAGATGCCGATGTGCGCGCTGCTCGATGGCAAGATGCGCGCCCGCTGTGCCGAGATCATCGCGGCGCGTGGGATTACGACGGTCGTTGAGACGGGGATCGACAAGGGCGGATCGACGATGTTGTTTTCGGAGATGGCGCAGAAGGTGATCGGGATCGATAACGACGTCGCCAAGGTGCAGATCGTGAACGCCTCGTTGAAGGCCCGCGGCATTCAGAACGTGACGATCTTGACGGGCAATTCTCCATCGGTGTTGAGCATCCTAGTCGCAAATGGGCTGGATGCCTCCGCGACGCTCTTTCTGCTTGACGCGCACTGGCAAGCCTACTGGCCATTGAAAGACGAGATCAAAGCCATCCCGAGGGGGCAAGGCGTGCTCGTCATGCACGATGCCAGAGTCCCTGGCTGTCCGAATCTTGGCGTGGACGAATACGCTGGCCAAGAGCTGTCCTACGAGTATCTCCAGGACGTGTTAACGGCCTGGAGTCCTCATCACGTCGTGGAATACAACGACGACACGGCCGAAATCCCGCGGCGGGGCGTGATGTACGTGTATCCAGCATGATTATCGGACTGAGCTCTCCGTCTGTGGTTGGTTCGATGGAATGCATCGACATGATTGATGGGGCGTCGTTTCATAGCAATGTACCGATCATGATCATTAGAGAAGCCACCGCTGAGGAATGGGTCAATCAACGCGTACTGAATGGCGGCTCTGAGCAAGCAGCGAGACAGGCGCTAAAGATTCGATTGGGACAGTTTCCAGATGCGAAGTTCTACGACGTGAGTGTGGATTGATGACATTCAACGTGTATCCCGCATGAAGCCACATCTCTCGGTTCTCGTACCGCTGCGAGAGCGCATCACGCTCTTCGATCACATGATCCAGACGCTGGTCTCGACGGCGGCTGAACCGTCAGGCGTGGAGATCATCGTGCGGTGCGATGAGGACGACGAGGTCACGCAGACCTATCTGCGCCATCGGGCCATCACGTGGCGAGCCCAAGTGTGCGAGTCGGCCTTTGTCGTCGGCCCGCGCTATCGCGGCTATGCCACGCTCGGGACGTTCATCAATGAGGCAGCGCGGTTATCACGGGCGGATCTGCTGCTGGTCGTCAACGATGATGTCGAGTTTCAGACGCCGGGCTGGGATGCCCGCTTGGTCTCTGTCGCGCAGCGGTATCCAGACGGGATCTTCGACCTCGCGGTGGACACGGTGTTGAACAACGCGAATTGCGTGTTCCCCTGTCAGTCCAGGCGGCAGATGCAACTCTTGGGCTGTTTCTATGACGAGCGGGTGATCTATCCGGATATCTGGCTGCGAGATGTGTTGCAGCCGTTCGATCGGGTGATCCGTGTACCGGAGGTGGTCATCCAGCATTGCTGGAAGGGGCAGAGCCCAGACCAGCAAGGGGCGGCGAAGATTGCGGGCACGGCAGAACACCAGAAGCTGTATGCGCGCTGTGTCGAAGAAGGTCGCGCGGCCATTCGTCGCGTGTTGGTGGAGGTGGCCGCGTGATGCCACGTGTCTTCGGGGTGGATTACGCCTTCCTCAGTTGTGGGGATGTCTTCACGCAAGGGCTCGTGCATGCCGCGGCTGAACTCGGGATCCCCTATGCCCATGCGGATCAGGGCTCGAACACGCTCCCCAGCGACCTCAAGGCGTTCCGCCCTGACCTGCTCTTTGTCGTGCATGGCCGGAAATTTACAAAGCGGTGGCCGAAGCTCGTCGCGTGCTATCGCTCGGCGGTCTGGCTCCTCGATGATCCTTACGAGGTGGACGACACACGCATGTGGTCATCAGCCTATCGGTCTGTATTCGTGAATGATCCGGCGACGCTACACAAGCATCCAGGCTCGGTGTATCTGCCGGTCTGTTACGACCCAGCGGTGCATATGCCGGGGTATTGGCCTCGCACGCATGCGGTGGGGTTCATTGGCGGCGGCAATCAGACACGGGAACGCTATCTGTCAGCCTTGACCCATCGGGGCCTATTGACCTACGTCATCGGTGGCCCGTGGGACAGTCCAGACCTCCAACGCCTCTGTCGGTCGCCCAACATTCCCGCGAGTCAGACGGCGACCTGGTATCAGCAGACACGGATCATCATCAACGTCTTCCGTGAGCGGCACCATTACAACCGCCAGCAGATCCCGGCGACGGCGGCCAATCCGAGGATCTATGAAGCCACGGCCTGCGGCGCGTTGGTCATTAGCGAATGGCGGCCGGAGCTCGACACACTCTGTCCGGAGATGCCGACCTTCCGCACGGTGGACGAATGTGTCGGGCTGGTGTCTCGGTTCGCCGCGGATCCGGAGTATGCGTCGATGGTGCAGGCGCAATGCGCGCTGCGGCTGGCCCCGCACACGTACGCCGCGCGGCTTCAGGCGGTGGTCCAGACGTGTCTCGGGGAGGTAGCGGCGTGATTGAGATCAATGGCTCTCTGGCCGGACTGGATACCGACTACTGCAAGTTGGTGCCCTGCCTTGTTTGGTACGCAGGGATTGCAGCCGCTAGCCTCGCGCCCCGCGATGCTCAGAGAGCCGGAGTGATTCTACCATGACGCTTTCGGTACTAGTGGCGACGCTTGGCCGGCCGACCCTCGAGCGGGCGCTCGCGTCCATCACGAGTCAGACCCTCCCCGGCGATCAGGTAATCGTCATAGGGGCAACACAGGACATCGGCGATCGCGCGGCTCGAGCTGGCTGCACGTTTGTCCAGGCGCCACCAGGGCGGAATTGGGGCGGGAGTGAGCGGGCCGCGGGGATGCCCCACGCGACAGGCGAGTATGTCTGCTTTCTTGACGATGACGATGTGTGGGAGCCAGGCGCCAGAGCGGCGATCGAAGGCGCGATGCTGGCCAATCCTGGACACCCGATCATCTTCAAGATGCACGTCGCGGCGACGGGTGGCACGCTCTGGACTGAGCCAGTACTGAAGATGGGGAACGTGGGCACGCCGATGCTGCTGTTGCCCAATACCGAATCGCTCAGAAGCGGCGTCTGGGACCACAAGTACGGCAATGACTTTCGGTTTCTGGAGTCCGTTGGGGTAACTCAGGACGACGTGGTGTGGGATCCCTTCGTGGTGGCGACTGTGCGACCAATTGGCAGCAATGCAGTGTTTGAGAACAACAAGATCCACGCCACCCACGCTTATGTGGCGAATCTCATACCGGAAGCCATTCCCGCACCGTCTAGAAGTGATCATGACTGGCGCTGGGGACGGAGGCGATAGATGGCGCTGATTTCCTTGCAGACGGCGAAAGCGCACCTTCGGATCACGACCGAAGAGGCCGACGCGGACATCTACGCCAAGAAGCAACAGGCGGAGGCCATTGTGCTCGATCGCTGCAACACCACCGCGGCGTGGCGCACGACAACGGCCACCTGGACAGAATCCACTCTGCCCGGCGCGGTGCAAGCGGCCATGCTGCTGATGCTCACCCATCTCTACGAGCAGCAGGGCAGTGATCCGCAGGCGACCGCGGCCGTCGATGCCGCCGTTATGGCGTTGATTAGTCCGCAGTACAAAGATCAGGTGTTCGCGTGAATCCCGCGATCCTCCGTCATCACGTCACGCTAGCGAATCGGTCCTCGATCACGGATGACCCAACCGTGACACCGTTGTCACCGTCGACCGCGTGGGTAGCGATTCAGCCGTTGAGTCCGAATGGCGAAGGATCCGCCGTGACCCATCAAGTCACGATGCGCTATCGCCCTGATGTCAGCCAGTTCACGGTGCTGACCTTTGGGACGCGGAAGTTATTCGTCGCAGGGCCGCCACAAAACATCGACGAGCGCAACATCGAATTGCGCTTGCTCTGCAACGAGGCCGTCTGATGCCTGTCACCTTGAAGATGACCGGCCTGACGGAACTGCGAGCGGCCCTCAGAAACCTTCCGGAAGAGTTGACGGGTGAAGCCTCGGCGATCGTGCTGGCCCATGCAGAAGAGGCGCAGCGTCGGATCGAGTCGGGCTATCCACAGGGGCCAACTGGCAATCTCAAGCGCGGCGTGGTGACGCAACGGAGTTCATCCAGATTCACGGCAGGCGCGACTGTGCTGAGTCGAGCCAAGCACGCCTACCTTTATGAGCATGGCTTCACGCGCAAGGGGAAGAATACGGCGCGAAAAACACCGCAGGCCATGATCCCGATTGTTGTGCGCGTGCGGGCGCAGATGGTGCGCTCACTGATTCAGTTGGTGCGCTCGGTGGGTTTTGAGGTGAACGAATGATCTCGTTCATCGTTCCGACTATCGGGCGTCCGTCCTTGACGCAAACGCTGGCCTCGATCGAATGGCGGCCAGGAGACGAGATCCTCATCGTGGGCGAACGTCAGTACGCCACGAATCATCAGCGGATTCGATGGGTTCCGTGTTTACGAGGTAACGATTGGGGGGCCAAGGAGCGAAACGTCGCGATGCCCTTGGCGCGCGGACGCTATCTCGCCTTCATGGACGATGACGACATGTACGCGCCAGGACACCGAGCCTTGATGCAGGACGCGATCGAAACAACGCCTGGTAAACCGGTGATCTTCAGGCAGCAATATCCGGACGGGCGGACGCTCTGGAAGGATCCCGTGGTCGCCTTCGGAAACGTGGGCACGCCGATGGTCCTCGTGCCGAATATCCCCGAACGGCTCGGCATCTGGGGTTCGTTTGTCGGGGGAGATTGCGCGTTCATCGAAACGCTCGGCTGGCTCCGGAATGAGATCGTCTGGCGCACGGATGTCGTCGCCTTGATTGGGGACAACGTGCCGTCACACGCCAAGGTGTCCGCATGAGACACATGCCAGAGACGCACACGGCAGAGACGAAAGCCAAGATGGCGGCGTCCAGGGCGGCGTGGTGGAAGTCCGCGGCGAATCGGTCCGCATACTCGGTTAGTCGGACTCCGTTTCTGCGTGAACTGGCGGCGCGACAACGGGACATGGTGCGTTCACCCATCTCTGATGCGCATAGAACGGCGATGCGTCAGGCGCAACAGCGACGGCGCCAGCGTGAACGGGAGGCCTCAGCATGACGGGCCGCGCCTTGCGCGTGTTGCTGGTGCATCCAGGCGCCTCGTGGTCCACGGCGGATGTGTATGACGGGCTGAAATGTGGCCTGGAGCATCACGGGGTGGAGGTGGAGGAATACCGTCTCGATCTCCGGTTTGAAGCGTCCTACAGCGCGGTGATGGCGCTCTGGCGCACGAAACGGAAACGCCAGCCCGAGCTCGAGATGCCCAATCAGATCGACGTGGAATACCACGCGAGTGTGGGCGTGCTGGAGATGTCGATGCGGTTGCGCGTCGATGTCGTGCTCGTGGTGTCCGGGATGTTGCTGCATCCGGACGTGATCTTGATGCTCAAGGAAGCTGGCCGAAAGGTCGTCATCCTGTTCACTGAAACGCCCTACGACATCGAAAAGGAACTCGGCCGAGCCGGGCTCGTCGATGGGTGCTGGACCTGTGAGCGATCGTCGCTGTCAGCATTCAGAGCCGTCAATCCGCACTCGGGGTATCTGCCCCATGCGTGGCATCCCGAAAAGCATTACGTCGCCCCCCAGGAAGGGCTCGCGGACTTGCCCTCGCATGATGTGGTGTTTGTCGGCTCAGCCTTTGCCGAGCGCGTGGAGTGGTTTAACAGCATTGATTGGACGGGGATTGACCTTGGCCTCTACGGTATTTGGACGAACCTCAAAGGCATGCGACGCCTGAAGCCGCAAGTGCGGTTATGTGTCAGAAGTGAATCCATCCCGAATTACATGACCGCGGCGCTGTATCGTCGCGCGAAGATCGGGCTGAACTTGTACCGGACCTCGAAAGGATTCGGGCAACACGTCGAGAAGATTACGCACGCCGAATCCCTCTCCCCTCGGGCCTATGAACTGGCCGCGTGTGGAGCGTTCCATCTCAGCGAGTATCGGGCGGAAGTGCCGGAAGTGTTTGGCGAGTGCGTGCCGACCTTCAAGACACCCGCCGAAGCGTCGGATCAGATGCGCTACTGGCTCACGCAGCCAGTGAAGCGTCGCGCGCTTGCCGCGCAGTTGCCGGCCTGTGTGGCCGAGATGTCCTGGATCGACCGCGCCAAAACGGTGTTGGGCGATCTACAGACCGTCCTCGGATTCACAGGAGCAACACACAATGGCCGTTTACCCAGCACGCAGCGGCGTGGTGTACCTGAGCACGACGGGCTCCGGCAACGCCACGAACGTGATCAAACTCAATCAATGGACGATGAACCGAGCGACGGACAAGATCGAAGTGACGTCATTCGGGGACGCGAACAAGACGTACGTCCAGGGCCTCCCGGATCTCCAGGGCACGATCTCAGGGTTCTGGGATGACACCGAATCAAAGCCCTTCACGGCGGCGGCGTCCAGCACGGGTTGCAAGATGTACCTCTACCCGTCCTCAGATGCGCCGTCGAAGTTCTGGTCAGGACCAGCTTGGCTGGATATCTCGATGGATACCAGCGTCGCCGGCGCCGTCACGATTAGCGGGTCATTTGCCGCCAACGGCAGTTGGACGACAAATTTCTGATGAGTGTGCCGCGTGATCGAGACCGTCTCGGTTACGTGGCGCGGGCGGGATGGCCGGATCGAATGGGGCTACTTCGATGCGGCCGTCCTCCCCGAGTGGGAATTTACCGGGAACGCCGAGCGCGGGACGATTACCGGCCGCGCGTCGTCACTGGACACCTATCGGGTTTCGCAGCGCCCGCTGGTGTTCGCCGTCACCAGGCCAAAGGGGGTTTGGCGGTGGCAGGTTGTCACGCTGCAGATCCATGGCGAGACCGTCACGCTGACGGTCGGGCCGTGTGAGGAGTAACCGCATGGCAAGCCGTTTTCAGCGACCCGAATCACTGCGCATCGATCTCACCGACGGGGATTGGATCCTCGTCAAAAAGCGGCTCTCGGCTGGAGAGTCGCGCCGGTTGATGAGTCGGATGGTCAAAGAGATGCGCGCGGGCGAACGCGTCCAGCTCGAGCCCGAACAAGTCGGGCGCAGCAAGATCATCGAATACCTCCTGGATTGGTCCTTCACCGATGGCACGGGACCTGTGGTCATTCGTGGCAAGAGCGCGACGGAGATCGGCCAGATCCTCGATGGGTTGAATCAAGAGAGTTTCACCGAAGTCATGCAGGCCATCGACGCCCATGAGGACGCGATGGACGCAGAGAGAAGCGCCGAAAAAAACGTGACGGCTGGCGAGACACCATCGTCAGCGACATCAATATTGCCCGCGTAATGCACTGGACACTTGACCAGGTGCGAGATCTCGATCAGGACGACTACGAGGTGCTTGTGGACTTGCTCCTGCAGGAACACAAAGCGCAGCCAGGCGTATAAGTCATGGCCGTAAAAGCAACCTTCAGCGCGGAATTCGGCTCGTTTTATACCGCTGTCGAAAAAGCTGAAGCGAAGCTGACGTCATTCGAGACCGGCGCCAAGGACGTTGAAAAAGCCTTGACGAGAATGGGGGACTCGATAGCGGGTCGAAAGATCGTGCATGACGCCACGTTGATGGCGCAGGCGATCGAGAACACGGGCGGGATCGCCATGCTCACGGGGAAGCAACTCCAGAGATTTGGCGCTCAGGCCGCTGAGGCAATGGAGTTAATGCGGAAGCGCGGGCAGGACGTGCCTCCAGCGTTTCAGGCGATTTCAGACGCCGCGAACAAGAGTTCCGGCGTCATGGGGATTCTGACTAGCGAAGTCGGAAAGATGGCCGCTGGGTTCGTCACCGGGCAAGCCATTATAGGCGCGGCGACATCAGTCTGGCATAGCTTCACAGACGTTCTCTCCGGGTCGATTAAGGCCGCTGGAGATGCCGAGACTGCACACGTGCAACTCGTGGCCGCGCTTCGGGCACAAGGCACGGCGGTGCCCAGTGTCATCGCCGCGTTTCAGGGCTATGCCGACGCATTGCAGAAGACGACCATCTATCAGGATGATGCCATCGAAGGGGCGGCCGCCCTGTTGGTTCAGGTCGGGAACGTCATGCCGCGCGACATGCAGAAGGCGCTGGAGGCGACGACGAATCTGGCCTCAGGGCTGGGTGTGGACCTCCACACGGCCGTGCTTATGGTGTCGAAAGCCGCGGAGGGCAATATCGCCGGTCTGAAAAAGGCCGGCGTCACGATGGATGAAACCGCGGCGAAGGCTGGCGGCTTTGGCTTTGTGCTTGACGAGATCAATAAGAAGTTTGCCGGACAGGCTGAGGCCATTGCGGGGACGTACGAGGGGCGCCTGAAGCAGCTCGGGAATACCTGGAACAACGTCCAGGAATCGATCGGGCGGGTCATTACTGAGAACTCGACGGTCCTGAAGTTTTTCGATCTCTTGAACAAGGAGATCATCCAGCAAACCGGAGAGCTGAATCAGAACAGCACCGCGACCAATTTGGTCTCAGACGCGGTGATCATGTTGATCCGCGCGGTCGGCGAACTGGCGCCACTCTTCGGGAAAGCAGCGCTCGCGGCTGAGGGCCTGTACGCGGTCTTCATTGAATTTTCAAACATCGGCATCCAGGTTGCGGCGGATCTAGACACAGCCGCCATTGCCGCCCTGAAGGCGCAACAGAAGATCTCTGGCGGCCTCATTGACACGTCGAAGGAAATCAAGTTCTACCAGGACGACCTCGCAGAGCTGCAAAAACGTGGCGACGCCAATGTCCAATCGTTCGGTCGGTTCTACGACAGCGTCCACGCATTCAGCGATGGGATGAACAGTGCCGGCAGTGTCGCGGATAGGCTGGCCGCGCAACTGGCTGAGACGCGTGGACAGACCGCCAAGCTGAAAGATGCCACCGACAACTCCGCTGACGCATGGACGCGCCACACCAAACGCGTCGACGAGGCCGCGGAGGCGGCGAAAGCCGCCGCCGATGCGTTTGAGAAGTGGCTCAAATTCATCAACTTCGGGCCGGCGCTGCACGCGGTGCACCAGATCATTGGGAAGGTCCACGAGCTCAAAAGCCTGTTTAATGGGACATCGCCTCTCCTGGGAGACGGGATCCCCAAACTGACGACGGATCTGACCGACCTCGGGGACAACCTGACCGATCTCGGCAAGATCCTGGTCGTCACCGAAGAGCCGCTCATCCAGTTTGGGGGCGGCCTCGATCGGCTCGCGGCACATTTCCGAGAAGTGAATCGCCAAAACAAGGAAGCTGCAGACCGGATCAAGCAGTTTTACGACTTTGTGGCGCGACCGATCGATCTCTCGCAGATCGGCGGGGCCTTGCAAGAAGGACAGGCCGCCCTCGCGGCCTCGCGTGACACCACGATCGACTGGGGCAAGGCCCTCGAGGCAGTCGATCAGATCGTGCGCCATATTCCTGGCCGAATCGGCGAGATCGCCTCGCAGGCAGTCGAAGCCGGGCGGCTGATCAAAGACATTGCGAACGACACCGAAGGGGCCATGACGCTTGGCGTGTCGTTCGTGGCGACGGCGTGGATTAACGTCTTCGCGGAGATCGCGGCGGCGAAACGGAAGGTCGAAGACACGAACGACATGCGGGACGCGTTCATCTGGGCGCTCGGGCCCAATGGCGCCGGCGGCACGTTGAAGGATCTGCAGGAGCGGGCGAATAAGGCCGGGATCGCCATCAAGGACATGCTCCGCGCACGCACCGTGCAGGAATTTACCGCGGAGGTGAACAAGCTGAACGATCGGCTGTCCGAGATGGACCGCGCGTCGGACGATCTGGTGGATGTGGAGGATAAGTACCACCTCAGTCTGACCAAAACCGGCTCGGAACTCTTTAAGAACTTCAAGATTCTCGAAGCGGGTGGCAATGATGCCGACCGGATCTTGCACGCCATGTCAGGCGACTTCAGCAGGCTAGTGTCCGACGCAAAGAAGTTCGGGCTCGCGGTGCCAGAGGCGTTGCGGCCACTCCTCGAGCGGCTGGTCAAAATGGGCGAACTGACCGACATCGACGGCAACAAGCTCGATGATTTGAATGGGATCACCTTCACTGAAGTCGGCGACAGCGGAGAGAAGAATTTTGATCGAATGACGGCGGCCGTTGATCGGCTCGTGGCCATGATTAAGTTAACACTCGGGTTGGCGCTTGATGAGACAGAGCAAAAGCTACTCGGTATCAATCAGCTGTTTCAGAACCTCGGGAGGCCGCGCGATCCGACCAACCCGATCCTCGGCCCGGCGGTCCCGCGTCCTGAGCCAGAGCCGCCGCCCGTAGCGGTGCCACGACCGCCGACGGCTGAGGCGTTCGCCAGGGCCGGCTTGCTGTCCAATGTGCTGCCGTTCCGGCGGCCTTCGACACTCGCCGGGTGGGCTGCCAGCGGTGGCGAAGACACGGTGATCAACATCACGACGACGCTCGACGGCAAGGTCATTGCGGAGAACACCACGCGCCACCAAACCAACACGATGCGGAACCGCGGCACCACGAGGGCCTCATAGTGGCGACCTACTACGTGGCTACAACGGGCAGCGACGTCATCGGCTCAGGGTCGATCGGATCCCCGTGGCGGACGATCGCCTATGGGGTGGGCAATGCGGTCGCTGGGGATACCCTTTACATCCGCGGCGGCACCTATACCGGGTCAGGCGCGACGATTGATTCGCAGGGGCACACGGTGAATAGCGGGGTGTCGTATGGGAATGCCGTCACGATCTCCGGCTATCCAGGCGAAACGGCCATCATCTATCCCGACTACAACGTCTCGGCGGTGCGACTCACGACAGCGGTGTCCTACATCATCATTCAAGACCTGACGATGGACATGGCCGGCTCAACATATCCCGCGAGCGCAGAAGCGGTGATCCTCAGCACCTGCGATCACATTCGCATCCAGCGCTGCGACATCAAGAACGGCCCGATGTTTGGGATCCATTCAGGATTCGTGACGCCGTTCATCGAACTCCTGAATAACAAGGTCCACAACTTTGGGTATCCTGGGGATGTCGCGGGCGATGGTCACGGCCTCTATCTGACTGGCAGTGACGGGTTGTACGAAGGCAACGACGTCTACGACAACCACGGCTACGGGTTTCACATCTACAACAACACGGGGACTCACGCCGATCCCAGTCGGATCATCTGTCGCAGCAATCGCATTCATGGCAACGGTACACACGCGGCGTCTGAATACGGGATCGTCGTGTCCTGGGGAGACGATTTCCTCATCTCGAACAATCTGGTGTATGACAACGACGCCGGAGGGATTCTCGTCTACACCAGTGCGACGAACGCGAAGGTCTACAACAACACCATCTACGGAAATTCAGATGGCGTGGTCATGCAGTACTATGGCGGTGCCCCGCTGATCACGAACAATATCATCTACGTCAACGGCACGGCGATTTTAGACAACGGTGGTGGCACCGGCACGCCTGTCCTCACGACGAACCTGACGACCAATCCCTCTTTCACGAATGCCGGCGCAGGCGATTTCACGCTGCTGAGCGTCAGCGCGGCGATCAACGCCGGGACGACGTTGGCTAGCGTGCCGACAGATTATGTCGCCACGGCGCGGCCTCACGGTGCGTCGTATGACATCGGCGCCTATGAATTCGTGGACACGGGCTATGCGATGACCGCGGACGCGGGGAGTTACGCCATCACGGGCGCCGCGGCCACGCTGATCGTGACTCCAGTCCCGGCGACGGTGCCGGCCAAGACGCAAGCCCGATCTGGGATTGAGCGAGCGGGCGCCGCCCGGACTGGGTATTACACGCCCAACGCGATTATCGTCGTCGGTGCGTCGACGTTGACCACCTCGGTCATCATGGAGTCGCTCCACATCTCGCTGGAGTTGAACAATACCCCGAGCACCGCCAGCTTCACGCTCAAGCCTGGCACGGCCCTGCCCGCGTTGTTCTCGACGGTCGTGATTGCGATGGGCAGCACGTCGGCTTTTGACCTCTACACGTTTGCCGGCTCGATCGTGAACCTGCGGTATCGGCGGACGACCGCGAGCGCGGATCCGTTCATCGACGTGGACTGTCTGGACTATCGGCGCTGGCTGAATCGCCAGTTGATCACACACGCCTGGGTTGGCGAACCCATCAGCAACATCGTGACGTACATCATCGGCGTGTATACGTCTGGCTTCAACGCGAATGGCGTGGAAGTGAGCACGGTGATTCTCGATCGGTTCCAGGCAGACCACGAGACGGCCGGCCAACTCTTCGATCGCCTCGTGCAATTGAATGGCGGCGGGGGCTGGCTGGTCCGGTATCCCGTCGTCTATTTCTTCGGGAAGGACGGCGAAGGGAGCGCCACCGCGCTGGTCCCGGTGCCACCGCCGACCGCGCCGATGCTGCTGACGCCGAGTCTGAAGACGCTGCTCTCGTTCACCCATAGTGCAGAAGGGCGCGAGCTGCGGAACCGCGTCACGGTCGAAGGGCGGAGTGCGCGCACCTTGAAGGGAGTGCCGTCCACTGCGGGGGGTGTGGTGTATCCGATCCCGATTGACTATGCGCAATTCTTCACGTCGAGTCGAAATGGCGAGGCGCGGATCGGCAAGGCCACGTTTACGTACTTCGCCAAGAACGGCGTCTCGGGGGTGTCGAATCGGCCGTACGCGATCACAACGGCCGCGGCAGCCGTGGGGGCCACGTCCCTGACGATTGATGACAGCGCCGCCCTCGTGGCAGAGGCGATGACGCTCGGCACGGCGCCGTACTATTACGCCGTCCTCACAGACTACGCGAATCCAGACAATGTCTTCTTTGTGCGTCTGAACTCCACGGCATCCACGGTGGTGGACTCCATTCCGGCGACTGGCTACGGATCGATAACGTCGCCGATTCCGACCGGGACGTGGCTGTTCATGGTCGATGCGCTCTGGACGGTGAGCGCCTTAGACGAGACGTATGACGTCGGGACGGAAGTGGCGGTGCTGACCACGGTTGATGACGTCGCGTCACAGGCGGCCATCGCGGCTCTGGAAACTGTTGGCGATGGCGTCTACAGCGAGTTCATTCAGCAGAGTCACGAGACGAATTACCTCGAGGATGAGGCTCTCGCCGCGGCGCGATTGGCCGTCTTTGCGCCCGTGACCGGGCTGCAGGGGATCCAGTGGCGCACACGGGACATGAACGCGAAGCCAGGCGCCATGCAGGCGATCGCGATGACGGGTTTGGATGCCGTCTCTGACACCTTGATGATTACCCGAGTCGGGCTCAGCTGGCCGGTCAAAAATGCGCCGCCCTTTCGGGACTGCGAAGCGAGCGATCTGAAGCTGCAGGACGTGATCGACGTGTTGAGCGAAGGAGCATGAGATGGCTGTAGGGTGGTCAACGGATACGGACGACGATGGCACGGGGTTGACGGGCACCATTCGCAATCAGGCTTGGAAGCAGGCGATGGAAGATGCCATCGATCTCCTCGTGGGCGATTGGACGACGTGGACGCCGACGATCGGCGGGAGTACGAGCCAGAGCGGGCAAGCCTACAGCCTGCAAGTCGGGCGGTACAAGAAGACGGCGAAGGGCATCGAGTTCTATGGGACGGTCACGCTCTCGACGCTCGGCACGATCACGGGCAACGTGCAAATCAAGGGCCTGCCGACCGCGAACAGTGCCACGGCCGGGCGCTCCGCGTCCGTGCATATCAGTTTCTTCTCGGGCATGACGACATCCTATGTCTGGCTCAGCGGATTCATCGCCGTCAGCTCGACGGCCATCACGCTGCAAGGCCTAACGGCCGCCGCCACGGGCACGTCGAATCTCGCACAAGCGAACCTCTCGGCCACCAGCAGCTTCGTGTTCGCGGGCCGCTACGAGATTGATTAAATGGCGACATATACCAAATACAACGTCTTCGTCGAGGACTTGGCCAACAAGATCCATGACATCTTCGGGACGACCGATACGTTCAAAGTCATCCTCTCGAACACGGCGCCGAACGTCTCCACGCATGCCGTGCGCGCCGATGTGACCGAGCTCGGAACCGCGTTCGGCTATACCTCTGGTGGGATCGACGTGCAGAACGACAGCGGCCGAACCGGCGGGACGGTCACCGTGTCGGCGGGAGTCGATCCAGTCTGGACGGCCGCCGGCGGATCGATCGGACCCTTCAGATACGCGATCCTCTACAACGACACGCCGGCCAGTGATCCCCTGATCGGCTATTGGGACTATGGCCAGTCGATCACGTTGGAGTCTGGGCAAACTTTCACGGTGTTGGTGGGCACGCTGTTTACCTTGGCGTAAGTGAAAGGATCACGATGACGTTTTGGGATGTGCTGTTGGACTGGTTCAGACGGACGCAGATCCCGCAACCCACGCCTCCTCCGACGCCAGTGCCGCCGGCGACGTTTGTGGGGGCGATCAATGTCTTTGCGGGGGGCACCCGCGCGGCCATCGATGGCCTCGTGGCGACACTCATGGTGAACGGCCAACCGCCAGCCCTGCCAGTGGTCTACACGGGGTTTCGCGCGCAGTTCACGATCCCGAGCGGGGCGCTCGGCTGGGGCGCCGAGCTGACGCTCGAGGCGCCTGGCTTCACGTTTGTCAGCCGCCATATCGATCATCTGGCGTCAGACATGGGGGAGTTCGAGCTGCGCAAGAAGATCATCCCGCCCGTCGTGGTGCCGCCGATCGTGCAGCCGCCGATCGTCTTGCCGCCCGGTCCAGGGCAGGACAGCGACGACATGATCCCGATCGATCAGATCACATTCGTCGGTGGGCCGAATATCGGGGCGTTTGCCAAAACGGCGAAGCTGACGCGCCTCGAGATCAGAGTCACCGGCGTCTACGTCGAGTTCACGAAACAGCGCGGGCCGGATCGCTGGCCCGATCAAGTCTTCGGCACAGAGGGCGGGAGCCTGCAGTTCTCGATGGGCCTGGGCTACAAGGTCGGCGGACGCTGGTATGCCGCGGCACCGGAAGAGCGCTGGTTCGGGCGCGACGAAGGGGGACCGATTCAAGAACAAGACGTCATCTTGCCAGACGTGCCACGAGGCAAGAGCGCGATCGAATTGTTCTGGTATGACAGTTCGCGGTGGAGCCCGCTGCACACGCGGCACCCGCTGCCGGGCGAAGAGATCATCATGTTTGTCTGCGCGGGAGACGCGCGCAACAACAACTGCCCGCTGCAGGAGCGCTCGAACATCGTCATCGCGACACTGCCGGCGCCAGGGATGACGTTCACGAAAACCTGGGAGTGATCCATGGATGATCTGATCGACCTGGTCGCCCTGGCCGATGAAGTCTCACAGCCCGGCTTTCTCCTGACGTACGCGGATATCAAGCGACGACTAGCCGAGACAGAACGCGCGGGCCGTGTGCTCTCTGGAGCGGTGATGTCCGGCCATGTCTCCAACTGGCACAAAGCCTCACTCCCGGATCTGCAAACGATTACCGAGATCCTCGGGTCGGCCAAAGAGGCGTACGAGTTGACCGGCTCCTGGCCATCTGCGCTCCAGATCCGCAAGGGGCTGGAAGGCCGCACCGATCACCCAGAAGGGATGGCGTGAGCGAAACGGTGCAACTCGCGGTCATCGGCATCGTCATGGTTCTCGTCCAAGCCTTAGTGCTCTATGTCACGAAGTGGCAGGACGCGAAGCAGAAGCGCGCCGATCGCCAGGAGGACTACGCGCGACAGGACATCGTCGCTGACCGCGTGCGCGAGGCGGCGGTGCAGGCGCGCGTGACGGCCGATCGCGCCGAAGAAGCCGCCAAGTTGGCCTCTGCCGAACGGCTCGCGATGCATGAGCAACTCGTGGAGAACGCGGAGCAAGTGAAGAAGATCCACACGCTCGTCAACAGCGACATGACGGCGGCGCGGACGGCCGAGCGCGACTCGCTGAAGCTGTTGGTGATTCAGTTGAAGAAAAATATCAGCTCGCTGAGCGCGACGGAGAAGCGCGAGATTCTGGATGTGGAGCATCGCATCGAAGAACTGAATCAGATCCTGGCCGATCGCCTCGCCGCGCAAGCGAAGGTCGATGAGGACGCGGCGCATCAGAAACCGTAACGCTGGCCGTAAACCAAGTACAATAGAGGAACATCTATCATGCCTTCCGTGGTCCACCTGATTCTCTTGGTGCTGGCCCTCGTGTCTTTCGGGCTCAGTATTTCATCCGCGGCGGCGCCGTATTGGAACCGCTTGATCTCCATTGGCCTCACCGCGTTCATCGCGTCGATGATCACATGGTGAATCCGCCTGTCCGGTGCCTGCAATGTGGCGAGGCTGACGCCGTGGTGCAGTTTCTGGGCTGGCTGCAATGTCTGTCGTGTGCGATTCGCTGGCGCACGCGCGGGCATACCATCTTTCCGCTCATTGTCTCGGACGCGGACCTGTACGAGCAACAAAAGCTGAGCAACGCACGCCATCGCGTGGACTGTGGGCTACCGCCGTTAGTCCCACACGTGCTGAGCATGACGAAGAAAGCGATTGCCGCCAGAGCGCTCCGGCGGCGGAGGGCGTTCCATGAAGCCCCTGCATAGCATGCACCCGCCGTATGGGCCGACAGACGGGCCGCGGAAGGTTTCGCCGTTCCCGCAACAGGTCGTCTATGCGCTGGGGATCAACGGCAAGCCGTTCGTGCGGCGCTGTGCGTCCAGGACGGCGGCAGGCTTGGCGGTCATGGATCGGCACGTCGTCGCGCTCTATCGGACCCATGCCGACGCGGATCGGTGCTGTGCGCGGATTGCGCGGGCGCTCAAGGGACGAACGCCACACGCCGCCTAGCGGTCCAACTTCCTGACATGCTCCTTGAGTGTGTCCGGCAGTCCGAGCCAGTCAACGTCTGCGGCCCCGCGGGCGTTCCAGACCTGACGGAATTTCTCGGCGAGAAAGCCAGACTCTTTCCTCACCCATTCTCTATCGCGATCAGAGAGGGGCCCTCCGCCTTCATCGACGCGGAAGAGGTCACAGCCACCACGATCGTTCAGCGCCTTTATGAAAACCAGCGCGATCTGATCGAAGTCTGGCTCAGGCATGGGGGCTGATTCTACACCTGACTTTCCTCGAGTCAGTCTAATACCGCGTCGATCCTCGCGTTCCAGGCGTCGGCGCCGCAATCACAAACAGCATTTTCTCCGCCGACCATTGCTTTAGGACATCCGTCGTTATCGCAGAAGTCATGGTCGCGCTTCGACTCGCGGAGCAGCGCGGTGAGTTCGGAGACTTTCGTTTCGGCTTCTTCTGCGCGCAAGGCCAAGTCCTCGCGCGCCTCCTTACGTACCCAATGCGTCTCTACGCTTCGCCAGATCTTGTCATGTTGAGCAGCGAGTGCGGCTTCAAGCGTCTCAGCGTCTGCGGCCCCGCGGGCGTTCCAGACCTGACGGAATTTCTCGGCCACACGTTTATGACAAATCCAGTCCCACGGGTCAATGTTCTCGCCCTCCAGAACCTCTTCGGCGAGCTGATCGAAGTCTGGCTCAGGCATTCACTTCATTTCCTTCAGCTTGTCTTCTGCGCGGATCGCCCGCGTCAGGTGCTTCAGGTAAAGCGGCACCCACAGCGATGAGGTGCTTAACGTCCCATGCACATAGCCCACGACATAGACGACGACGAAGAATCCGACAAGCCACCAGTCAAACATTGGCTGAATTCTACCTCCTGCTAGGGCACGATGTCAGACGGTGTGGCTTTCTGGATCCGAAAGCGGAGCTTCGCCACGAGCGCGGCGGCCTGGGTGCGCGAGGTTTTGAAGACGGGGGCTTGCACGTCCGTGGCTGTCTTGTAGACGACGTTCAGATAGTCGTTGGCGTGGTCGGCCGCAAAGATCCCGAACGCGAAGCGTTGCACGGCATCGGGGCCACGCACCTGTGAGGTGTTCTCCACGGCGGTAATGTCCGCGAGCGGAATCGTGAAGTAGACGAAGCGCTCGTCAAAGGGTGGCTTCGTTTTCGATTTGTCTCGACACGTGTACTCCCGGCATGGATGCAGCGCGAGCGTGGTCTCGGTGAGTACGAGCATGCCCTCACGCTTTTTCGGGTGCGTCGTGTCTCCACCCTGATATTCCACGTCGGGGAAGGCCTCCCAGCCGTCGCGGGCGAAGGACTGGGCCGAGACGAGGATCGAGCTGGCGGCGAGCGACAACGCGAGGATCACGAGGCGCTTCATGCTAAGCCTTCTTTCTGGTGTGCGGTTGAGCTGTGAGATAGCCTAGTCGATCGCGTCAAGTCTCGCCAGAAACAGATCCACCAGCGCCTCCACGACCCTTGCGTGCTTTGGAGACCGGAACACTAGCCTTTGAATCTTGTCGCCGAAGTGGGGGCTCCGCCAATAGAGGAGTGAGCTTACGTTCGAAGTCCGCGATGATGGCTTGGACGGCTGCGGGGAGAGTCGGACGATGCGCCTGCTCATGGGGTGCCTCTTTGTGCCGCGCCTGCGTGACCTCCGCTTTCAGCGCCCCAAGTTGCCGCTGCGCGTGGCCCGTCCGTCTGTCGCTGTCCGCCCGGCGGTCGCTCCCTTGCCGACGTTCCGTGAGGGCGCTGTGGCCGGGCTGCATGAGCTCATACGGTGACTTACCAAAGAAATCCGCGACGCGATCCAGGTCTTTCATCTGAAACTGCCGCTCACCCTTCAAAATATCACTGATCCAGGAGCCGCTATGTCCACACCAGTCTGCTAAGTCTTTCTGGGTATGCCCCCGCTCTTTGAGCAACGCGATCACGTTTTCCGCCAGGAGACGAGTGCTTTTCATGTCCCCCTAAACTCTTACCACGGAAGGGGTTCGCGATACGCTCATTCGCTGAGCGATTTCTCTTGACACGAACTACGCGATTCGCGAATATTAGCGACATGGAAGCAGGCCCCGAACAACTCCGCGACTGGATGGACCGCCGCCAGGTCAATCAGGTCGAAACTGCCGCGATTCTTGAGCTCAACGAAGTATTCCTCTCACAGATTCTGAACCGTCAACGGCGCCCCGGTCTGGCCAATGCTGTGAAGATCGAGCGGGGTACCGGCATCCCTGCAGAAAGCTGGTTGCTTACGGAAATTCGCAACGGTGACGAAGACGAGGCGCCTGTGGCCGCTAAACGTCGGTTAGCCAAGCGGTAAGCGACATGCTGCTAGGTTTACATAACATACACACGAAGACTCAGCGACGATTAGCTGAGCGCGAAGTTCTGCGGGGAGGGCGCGGCGGGACGACCCCTCCTTGTATCCGATCCTCGCGTCCCGCGTCAAGCCGGCTATGAGGCCTATTGTGCCGCCGGTGCCCGCTCCTGTCATATCCGCAGAGCGGATCTCCAAACCCCGGATGGCGAAAGTCGATCTCCGCAAAGCGGAGCGAGACACCTGGAAAACGGACGCCGGCCGCACGGTAGATCGGGCGCGGAAACTCCTGGGGTGGAGCCTCAAAGAATTCGCCGTGGCCGTCAACCGAGACGAGCGGCAGTGTGCGCGGTGGTTCGATGGGAGTGAGCGGCCTCAGCTTGATGCGATCTTCGCCGTGTCGGCCCTGCGGCGTGTGTTCCTGATTGCCTGTGCGGAAGAAGCCGGGGATGGCGTGCTGGTGTCCACGACGATCACGATCACGAGGCGGGCCTAATGCGGGCCTTTCTCCTGAGCCAGACGGCGGTCGTGTTTCCGGGACACGTCAGGAGTCACCGACATGACCACTGATTTTTACGCGTGTGTGGATCGTCGGAGCCTTCTCATCGAGAACAGGACGTTTTTGGGAGGGATCGTGATCCACTTCCAGCCGACGTACGGAAGGGTTCTATTCACGACTCACGATGCCGTCATTCAGAACAACATCATCATCGGGGACTCGGAAGACGCAGACGATACGGCAGGGCTGACGCTGATCGTGGGCGAGAAATAACTATGCGGACCTTTCTCCTGAGTCAGACGGCCGTCTATCTCGCGCTCTTTGTCATGGGGTGCTGGTTCATCCTCTTGGCGTATTTGATCCGCGCAGAGTGGCAGGACATGAAGTCTGTCCTTCAGGATCCAGGACCACGGCTCACGAACGATCAGGTGCAGGACCGAGAGCAAGCGCGGCGGATCCACGGTGCGATTCATCAAATTCAGCGGCGGGAATACGAACGGGATCAGCACGCCCCCCACTTGCACCTCATGACGAAGAGGAAACCATGAACGTGAGCAGTGTAGCCCCCGATGTGGCGACTGCGCTGGAAGACTTCCGCATGGCGCTGGCCGATCTGATGCTGGCGATTGCGGCCGAGAAGAGTCAAGTGCAGTTGTATCGCTTGTGGCGGGCGCTGGATCCGCTGGTGGCCGAGGCCGAGAAGATCCAATCGAGTTGTTTGAAGCGCGCGGATGCGCTGATCAAGGAGCGTTAGACGATGACCCGTTCCGAGACGATTGGCCAGTTGGCGAGTGCGCTGGCGAAAGCGCAGAAGACGATGGAAGGCGCGAGCAAGGACTCCAAGAACCCGCACTTTGGATCGCGCTATGCGGATCTCGCGTCGATCGTGGATGCTTGCCGCGAACCGTTAGCCGACAACGAAATTGCCGTGGTGCAGTCCTCGAATACAGACGGTGTGCTGGTCCGCATGACGACGACATTGCTGCACAGCTCCGGGGAGTGGATCGAATCCGATCCGCTCCAGGTGCAAGGGAAAGATGCCGGCCCGCAAGCGGTGGGCTCGTGCCTCACGTATTTGAGGCGCTATCAACTGGCGGCGATGGTGGGCATTGCGCCGGCAGACGATGACGCCGAAGCCGCGGAAGGTCGTGGAGTGGGCATGAAGCCGGTCGGACCGCCGCGTCTACCGCCGTCTCAGCCACCGCCAACCAGACCGACCCAGCCAGCGCGCACGACGCCACCGCCACGGCCGATGCGTGATGATGTGCCCCCACTCACCGACAAGGATATTCCGTTCTAGGTGCGCCATGCCGATCGACGTTGTCTGTGTTGAAGCGGTGGACACCTTCCGGGGCTCGTCCTTCTGGGAAGTCACCGGCACGACTGCCCGCGGGGAATTTCTGCGGTTCACGACGAATAGTTCCTTCAAAGCCGCCCTCTGTCTCCGTTCGAAAGCCCGAGGGTTGCGCGTGGTGATCGGCTGGATGGACTCCCGGCACTACGGGAGAAACATCATCAGCGTCGCGCTCGAGGAGGAATCCGTCCATGTGGGATGACTCAGCCATCGACTGGGATCCCGATCCGCAACGAGAAGCGGAAGAGATCCGCGAAGAACGGTGGGCAGCCTTTGTCGCCTGGTGTCATGGCGATCGCCCGAAGTCGAACAGTGAATGGTCCACGCTCGTGCATTACGTCTACCTCAACATGCGCGGCCAGGAAGACTGGCACATGACGGCGATCAATCAGGAGTTGCGACAGTTCGCGGTGGAGGAAGGCTGGAGCGGCGTCCTCCGCGCGTTGTCGCAGGCCATGCATGAAGACGAGCACCAGGACCGAGGGACGGCGGCATGAAGTGGTTCGCCGTGTTTCACAGACGCGACGCTCGTCCACTGACTGATGCGGAGTTGCGTCGTGTCCTCGCCATCAGCCGAACGGCTGATGACGACACCCTCGTGCAATGTGGGACCGTCGTGAACTATGAAGACGGTGTGGCAACAGTCCAGCGGTATGGATGGCACGGCGAACGCTTACCAGACTATCTCGTAAAGCTGGACCGAGGGACGGCGGCCGTAAATGGCGATTGACTATTCAGGCTTCGCGATCCCCAAACCGGAGCCGCGGTGCGTCACTAAGCTGCGCCGGCAGAAGGTGGATGCGAAAAACGAGCGCGCCTGTCGCGAGATCGTGCGGAAGCGCGATAAGGGCAAGTGTCGGATCCCTGGCTGTACCGAACGGGCGCCTGAAGCCCATCACATCGTGTATCGGAGCCATTCGAAAGCCCACAGGTGGGATCCGGCCAATTTAGTCTCTCTTTGTGCCGATCACCACCGGCTACGGCACGCTGGAGTTATTCACATCAGCGGCAATGCCGACGAGGAAATCGTCGTCACCGGCGATATCGATCGCCTGAAATTTAGGTTATGAGGCGTCTCTTTTCGTTGCTGCGTGACGTGTGGTGTCACCTCAGGGGCCATGATGCCGTCATGGAACTAAGTCCGTGGCGTCTGCGGTGTGTGACGTGCCATCGGGTGACACCAGGATTTCACGAGACGTGGAAGGAACGGCCGTGAAGACGGCGGAGCCTCCGTCCGTCACGGCCTCGACATATGGCGATTGGGAGGTCGCCAGCAGATGTCTACATACAGCGTACACCGTGACATGACCCTCGTCTGTCGGCTAGCGGACAGACCGTTATTGGTGGAGTCGTGACCATGGCATGGGTCAGGGTCCACGACGGCGCGATGAGTCATCCGAAAGTGGTGGGCCTCATCGATTGGAAGAATCCATTTTGTCTTTGGATCTGGGGGCTCAGCTATTGCCAGCTCCATCTCACGGACGGCTGGATCCCCAAGGCGGCAATTCCAAACCCCACAGCCATGAAGACGAGTGTTCGTCTGCTGGCGGCGCGACTTTGGGAGGATACGAATGGATCGTTCTGTGTCCACCACTATCTCGACTGGAACGATGCCCGGGAGCTCGTGACGAAGAAACGGACGGAGGCCAAGACGCGCATGCAACAAGCGCGTGAGCGAAGTTCTCAACACGTTCTTAAGAGAAGTTCGCGAGAAGTTCGCGAGAACTTCTACGTCGATCGTGGTGTTAGTAGTGGATCTTCTGGATCTTTGGAAAGAGAGTCTGAGAGAAAACCTTTGCACGATCCGATGCTCGATCCGCTGATTACGGAGCGGGCTGGGCGGTTCATCGAACGCTATGAGCGGCTCTATGTAATTCATAGAAAAGGCGCGAGATACGCCGTCAAGCCGCACAAGGATTTCGCCGCCGCGGTGACGCTTTGTGCGACGTGGGACGATGCGCGGCTCGATCAACTCGCGGTCGTCTTTCTGAATTCCGATCATAGTTTCGCCGAAAGTGGGTCAAGAACCGTGTCCCAATTCCTCGCGATGGCGTCCTGGTGCGATGGAAAATTGAGCGAAGTTGAGGCCGCCGGAGGCCCGAAATGATCGACCGGGAAGCCCTCCTGAGACAGGCGGAAGTCACTCTTTCGACGGCGACGACGCCGGCCGAAGTCCAATCTGCACATCGGATGCTCAAGGCGGCGATTCGCACAACCCGCCGACAGAAGGCCGCGAGCGGGGAAGGGCTCTTAGCCAAAAGTGTCACCGAAGCGCTGCGGATCTTCGATGCGCAGCGCGATCAGGGGGTGAGCCTCGCAGACCGTGAAGCTGGGCTTGAGCGTACCTTACGCGCCTGTTGGCCCAAGGGGCGGGAGTGGAAGCATCTGTGCCAAGCGTGTGAGGATCTCGGGTGGGTCTTTAAACGCTGTACACCTGAGACGCCGTGCGGACGGCCGTTCAAGCTGCCTGGGCAACGACTGGACGACTATACCGGGCGCGGGCATTGCCTCCCGGATCATCCGTACGCTGTTCCCTGCTTGTGTTCCAAGGGGCAGGACTTCAGCCGCGGGCTGCAGGCCAAGGATCGATCACGCGGCCCTGACCTGACGACGGTCGGCAAGACGACGAAGATGTCCAGGCTGGGCCGGTGAAGCTCAGTAGTCCTGTGGTTGCCGAGGTCCAACATTTACTCCGGGAGAGTCCGAAGACGATCCAGGACTTGATCACGCGATCGGGCTACTCCCGATCAGCAATTACCGAAGCTCTTGCGTTGTTGGACACGTCTACGTCAATTGATCCAGCGAGTACTGGGGGACGGCACGCGATCCGGTACGCCCTCGACCCTGAAACATGAGACGAGCGGTCGGCGGCAAGAAGCGCGACGCCAACGAGCGGAGCATCGTGGATGCGTTGCGATCGGTTGGGGCCCAGGTTGAGTTTTGTTCTGGCGAGCGAGCGCCGGATTTGCTCGTACGGTTTCGTGGTACGTGGACACCGTTGGAAGTCAAAAGCGCGCGAGGCAAGCGAACCGCCTCGCAGCGGGAGACGCAGTACCCGGTTGTCAGGACGCCCGATGAAGCCCTTCAGCGCATTGGCGCCTGGCCCCCAATGATCTTCGCGGCGACAGGATCTACAAGCGCAGGATCTACGTCTAAATAGGTATGCCACGAGCACACAAAGTACCGATTGCGTTAAGCGCGGAACAGCAGGAGCGGTTCTGGTCAAGGGTCAATAGAAACGGGCCGCGAGGCTGCTGGATCTGGACTGGGCAGACTGACGGATTCGGTTACGGGATGATGAAATCACACCAGCGACCATTGCGCACACACCGGATCGCATGGACGTTGAGGCGTGGGGCCATCCCAGACGACAAGACGCTTGATCATCTCTGCCGCGTGCCGGCCTGCGTGAATCCTGAACATATGGCGCTCGTCAGTAACAAGGAGAACATCCTGCGTGGCGACAGCTTCTCCGCACGAAATGCGAGAAAGACGCATTGTAAGCGCGGTCATGAGCTGTGTGGAAAGAACGTCACCGTGACAAACGGGCATCGTCATTGCCGGTTGTGCGTGAAAGAGCGCAAACAGCTGTCAGAGGTTTCATGATGCCCTCATCGGCCCGTCAAGAGTTTGAATTAGCCCTCGGCCACGGGCAGGGGATCTTAGAACTCAGTACCGACTGCGTGCGGGCGATCCGGGATGCGCTGAGCGACGCCGAACACGATGAGGCGACCGGATGTGAGCCCTGTCCAGTGTGCCAGCACTACAAAGTGATTGGGCAGCCGTGCGGGTTTGTTCATGAGCCTCAGATCCCGTGACGGTACTGAGCCTTTGTGATCGGAGTGGTGTGATGGTGCAGCCGTGGCTTGGGGCCGGCTATCGGGGCGTTATTGTGGACGAACAGCACGAACGGGGTGTGCATCAGGAAGGCTTGCTCTATCGTGTCGGGTGCGACGTGCGGAAGTACGAGCCGCCACCAGCCCTGATTACATTCGCCTTCCCGCCATGTACAAATCTGTCTGTCAGCGGCGCACGTTGGTTTGAGGAGAAGGGACTAGAGGCGCTCCATGAGTCGCTCGGGCTGGTGCTGGCGTGCAAGCGGATCTGCGAGGCGTCTGGCGCCCCGTGGATGCTGGAAAATCCGGTGGGGATGCTCTCAAGCTACTGGCGCAAGCCGGACTATACGTTTCAGCCGTGGCAGTATGGGGACGCCTATACGAAGAAAACGTGTCTCTGGACCGGCGGCGGGTTCGTGATGCCGGCCGCGTGGCAGCGCACGAAGCCGGCGGGCACGGAGGCCACGATTCATTTGATGCCGCCCAGTGCCGATCGCGGGGATAAACGCAGTGTGACGCCGGCCGGATTCGCGCGGGCGGTGTTCGAGGCGAATGAGCCGCGCATCAGGATGCAGGCGATCGTACCAAACGTGGATCCGCCTGAGCCGGAGACGGAGCCAAACGTATGAAGCAGAAAGAATCGCACGTGTTGTTCGATCCGGCCTGTCAGGATTTGGCTGAACACTTCTTACAGGATGAGAAGTTCATCAACGCCACGATGGCGGTACATATGGCGCGGGTGCGCTCCTTGAGCCAAGCGATCCAGGTGGCTGTTGAGGACTGGTGTGCGGACTGTCCCTATGTGCGGCCGGAGACGGAGCCCCACCCATGACGAAAAAGCACGAAGAGACTGGGCAGACGTGCGGAACGTGTCGGCATTTCGATCATTGCGATCCGGATGACACCGACGGCCCAGACGGCTATTGTTGCCATCCGTTTCATAGCACGTGGTTTTCGCCCCACCACGAATACGGCGGCCACTGGACGGACTCCACGTCATGGTGTGACCTGTGGACGCCTGGCCCGAGTGTGTGGCGAGAAGACGTCACGGAGGCCAAGTCATGACTCCCGAGGCCCGCGTACGGTTCCAACGACTGCTCGCGGCGCATCCGACGATGGAGTTTTTCGTCCTGTCTCGCGTGGACGTCGAAACCCTGGTCACGGGGGCGGATCCCGATCCCACGGAGCGCCGCTATCCCAAATCGTGGACGTTCACGGAATACAACGAAGCGGGCGGGAAGGGCGTGATCGTCTTGGACGCCCAGCAAGCCGACGCGATCAAACGCCTGTTGGCGGGGGCGGATCCCGATCCCGCCCCCCTCCCCCCACAACTCCAAGAAGGCAAAGACGACTAGGATATGTCCATCGTTCAGTACCAGCTGAAGTTGATCTTGCGTCCGGCTCAGGAACGCCAGCTAAGGCGCTGGCTGTGGCACCTGACGGGTGTCTATAACTGGGCTGTTCGGAAGATTGAACTGGATGCGGCCGACAGACGGTACTGGTCGACGTACTCCCTCGAAGCGCTGCTCGTCGGTCACTCGCGGCGTCTCGGCATTCCGGCTCGAGTCCTTGAGCGGACGGCACGTCAAGGCCACGACGCTTGGCGTCGGTGTTTCTCGAAATTGGGCGGTCAACCGCGTCTGAAGGGACGCCGGAACCGCCTGAATAGCATCCCATTTCCAGATCCGATCGCGTTCTTTACTGGGCGGCGCGTGCGTGTCAGCGGCCTCGGGTCCCTGAAGTGTCACTATCAGGCCATTCCACCAGGGCGGATTAAGGCGAGTCGGATCGTGCGTCGTGCGTCAGGCTGGTATCTGTGCCTCTTCGTTGAAGCTGAGCCGAGAGCGATTGAGCTCAATGGGAATGGTGAGGTCGGCATCGATCCAGGCTTTGGGTCACTCCTGACGCTTTCCACCGGAGAGAAAATCGAGCATCCGCACGAATTGAAAGAGACGGCCATTCGATTGGCTCAGGCCCAGCGCGGTTATCGCAAGCGATTAACAGCACGCCTCCAGGAGCGTATCGGGAATCAACGGAAGGACAGGAATCACAAGCTATCGCGTCGGCTCGTGGCTGAGAACGCCGTGATCGGGTGGTCAAAGGACGCCCACCAGAACATCGCGAAGCGATTCGGGAAGAGTGTCGCGAGTGCGGCACATGGGCAGCTTCGACAAATGCTCGCGTACAAGAGCCGTGCAGGCGGTCGCGAGTTTATTGAAGTGCCGTCGAGAAATTCCACCAGGGCGTGTTCGGCGTGTCGGGCTCTTACGGGTCCAACCGGCTGGCGCGGCCTGAAGGTAAGGCAATGGGTGTGTGTCGGTTGTGGGTGTGAGCACGACAGGGACGTGAATGCGGCTCTGAACACCCTCATTGCTGCGCGCGGATTGCGCGTCGAGAAGCCCGGTGACGGGCCTTCAGGAATGGCCGCGTGAGCAACATGGCCAAGATCAACCTCGTCGCCCCTCAGGAACTCGCCGCCCTGCGGGCCGCGTCTCCCCAACCCGTAGAAAACAAAGACGATACATCGTTGTCGCGCAGAGGCAGAACGGGTGATGCGCGAGTCCTCCAGTCCTCCGCGAAAACCTCAACGGGAGATACGTGATCGATGATGACGGACAAAGTCGTTCTTGGCGCCTTAGCGTCCGTGTTAGCTGGGCTCGCGGTGATGTCCGCGATCAGGCGTGAGACGATATCCGCCACGATATTGGCCGTGCTCACGGTGTGTGCCGCGCTTATGGCCATCGAAGCCATTTGTCGGAGTGTGAAATGAGAGCAGGGCGGCCTCGCGAGGCTCCCTCCCCATGAGGACGTCGCCAGATACGAGGACACGATGAGGCGGCTGTGTTGCGATCACGCGGGGTGTTGTAAGTCCAGTCATGTCGACGATTCGCGCTGGTGGATCGTGACGACGGACGAGGTGATTGGCGGTGTGGGCACCGGACGGCGGATCGAGCGCCAGTTTTGTTCACTGGCCTGCCTCAGTGATTGGGCCGACGCGGAGCTGGGTAGATCGTTCCCCATGAGGACGACGCCAGACGAGCCTGAACGGCCGGTGTCAGACGCAGAGGGAAAGGGGCCATGAGATCCGCCGACTCGCCCACGCCAAAGATCGCCTGTCCGGTTTGCGGGGATCTCCAGTCCAAGGTGATCAACACCAGGCCAAGCGATACCGGCGTCTATCGCCGCCGAGAATGTCCGCGCGGCCATCGCTTCAACACAGAAGAAACCGCCCGCCCGTACGCCACCCAGCGCACGAAAGACACACGCCACCACAATAGCTAGCGCTCACATCTGGGCGCGAAGTTGCATACTTACACTGCGATCCTAGGTTCAGCGGGAGGGGTGTATTTGATGCGACTGCGCCTGTTGTGCGTCCTCATCCTCGCCTTCGTCCCTGCATTGGCCTTTGGCCAATCTCCCTGCACGTCTCCCACGCCTCAAACCATTCCGCCGACGTTTACCTGTCAGGCTGGCATCGCTCGTAGCGCCCAATTCGACTACAACGGCCTGACGACAGGCGTTGTCTTTCGGCTCCTAGTCAATGGCGCGCAGGTCGGCGCGGATGTCCCAGCGACCACTGGAACCGTCCAGGTGCAGTTCGGGGCGACGTTGCCGGCCGGGTCGTATACCGTCGTGGTCCAAGCGGTGGCTGGCTCGTCGATTGTGCCGAGTGCCCCGATCACGCTGGTGATCACCCCCACGGTCACGGCCCCCTCGAACTTGAAGATTGTCGAAGTGATTATGCGGGGGCTCGATCTCGCGGGCAATGAGCTCTGGCGGCAAACGGTTCAGACCGTGACCCTGCCATGACGCGGGAAGAGGACATCCACTGGCGCGAGGTGCTCCATCGGCAAGTGCTCAGGGAGGCGCTCGAGCACCCGCTAGCCATCAAGACGCCCGTCGTGACGCCGTGGACGGGAACCGTGTACGCCTATCGTCCTGGTCCTGGCACGCGGCAGATCCGAATCAATGGGAAGCGTGTGCGGGTGCCGGTGTAAGGGGCTCTATCGTTTCACAGAGGGAGTAGAAGACGATGTCATTCAAAGCAGGCGAGATTCTTCACACACACGATGGCAAGCGGCATCGGGTCAAGAAAGACGGGACGCTGCCGAAGCTCAGGCGCGGCGAGCACTCGTCGATTCGCGGGTTCGTGCGCGGGGCGCTGGTCGATTGCCTCACGGGTGAGGAACGGCGCGGCGACTGGCACGAGAACGTCATCACGACCTACGGCCATGGCATGGTGGTTCGAAACTATGCCGGGTTGGCGTCGTCCGCGTCGTCGGTCTCGGCGACGGTCACGTCGGACATGGGCTTTGCCCGGTTCTGGGGCATCGGCTACATGACCGAGGCGCAGTCGAGCAACTTCAGCTCCATGTCGAAGATCGACTCGACCGAGTGGCCGCTGCACTCGTCGGGCGGGTCGTCTCGCGCCACGGTGAACGCGGGCACGCAGCTCCTGGCGGGCACGTGGTCGCTGTCGCAGTCGTTCCAGTTTGCCTCCACCCACATCAGTCACGCGCAGACGGTGAACTGCATCGCGCAGTACCACACGTCGTCGGTCGGCGTTGGCACCGCGCACACGCTGGCGACATTTGCGAGCTCAACAAAAGGTACAACTCAGGCGCTCAATGTTACGTATAATCTTGTGTTCTCGACCTAAACTATTGATAACAAAGGAGTTAGCGCTGCATGGCGAAGCCGAAAGAGAAGCCGGCTACTGTGGCCGCCAACTCGTTCGATCTCGGGGTGCTGGACAACGGGCAAGTGGTGATTCAGTTCGGCGGCCTTATCCGCCAAATGGCCTTCACGCCTGAGCAAGCGAAGGGGATCGGCCTGGGGTTTATCGAAATGGCGACGCGGGCTGAGTCTCTGAGTCGGCTGAACGGGAGGATCGGCACGCACGACGTGAAGAAGAGGCATTGAGTGGAGCGACGCCAGGTGCGTGCGTTGATTGCCAAGAAGAACGGGATCATGCTCGACATTTCGTTGGGTGGCACGCCTCAGCCGCGGAGCGTGACGCTCGGGCCAACGGGCGATGTGCGGCATTCTCCCCTCAAGGTGCCGTTTCCGCTGCCTGATGCCTGTGTCCATACGGCTGTTGTGACACACGTCCTCGAATATCTCGAGCCGGGGCAGTTTTTCCACTGGTGGGATGAGTTGTGGCGGATCGTCCAGCCGTTTGGGTCCGTGTACGTGAGCGGTCCCTACGGCGGGGATGAGTCGCAGGGCTGGCTCTCCGATCCGACGCACAAGACGCGGGTGCTCGAGCAATCGTTCGCGTGGCTCGATCCGCGCACGCCGTTGTACGCCGTGCATGGGACGGTGGGGCGGAAGACGCCGAAACCGTGGTGGCCGCTGACGCTGGCGCGGGTGCCTGGGACTGGCGGGACGGTGAGCTACAACTGTCTACTCCAGAAGCGGGTCAAGGCATGAGGGCGAAGGTGCCGGGCATCTCACCGATGACGGTCGTCGAGGATGGGGCCAAGACAACCGTAGAGGAACTGGTGCGCCGTGTCTTGAAGACGCGCGCCGATCATGCGGATCTGATTCAGCAATATCACGAGGTGTTTTATAACGCGCCGCACACGTGGCAGTACACACACTTTCTCGGCGTGGGCACGATGAAGACGCCGAACGACCTCTGGATGTATCAAGCGATCCTGACGAACCTGCGGCCGACCAGCGTGATTGAGACGGGCACGTATGCGGGTGGCTCGGCGCTCTGGTACGCGTATCTGATGGACATGCTCGGCATCAAGCAGGGGAAGGTCTTCACGGTCGACTTTGAAGATCATCGCAAGGCACTGCACGTCCAGCATCCGCGCATCACGTTTCTCGCTGGAGATTCAGTCAATCCCAACCTTGTGGCGGCGATCAAAGACGACATGCCCGCGGGGCCAGTGCTCGTGAGCCTCGATTCGGATCATGCGGAGGCGCACGTGCGGCAAGAGTTGGAATTGTATGCGCCGCTTGTGCCGGTTGGATCCTGGCTGGTCTGCGAAGACACGAATATCGGGTGGGCGGACGCGGCACACGAGATCACGTTCGACGGGCGGAATGCCGCCTGTTCGTGTGGCGCGGTATTTCTGCTGAGCGATGAACTGCACAACAAGGTGCCATCGGGGCGCATTCGAGACGGCATGCAGACGTTCCGGTGTCCCAACGACAAAAGTGACCGCGGCGCTCGAGGCGGGCTGCAGGACTATCTCGAGGCACATCCCGGCGAGTGGCGGCAGGACATCATGGCCGAGCGCTACCTGTTGACCATGCATCCAGGCGGGTGGTTGCAACGCATGGCGCCGTATCAGGAGGCCGCGTGAGCACCGATGTCCTCCCCACGATGATGAAGGTGCTCGATCCCGAGACGCGGACGCGCGACGAGATCACGGCGTCGCTGCGCGCGCACAACGACTTGATCTTCCAGTTCTCCAAGGCGTGGTATGCGTCGCCTTACACGTTCCAGGCGACGCGCGTGCTCGGCCACGTGGCGTGCAAGATCCCGTTTGATCTCTGGATCATGCACGACCTCTTCTGCCAGTACCGATTCCAGACCGTGGTCGAGTGCGGGACAGCAGAGGGTGGCGCCACGCTGTGGTATGCGACGCTCATGGACCTGCTGCAGATTGACGGCGGGCACGTCTACAGCATCGATATCGACGATCAGCCGGCGCGGCCGGTACATCCGCGCATCACGTACCTGCATGGCAGCAGTCTCGATCGGGCGATCGCGGCGTCGATTCCCTCTCGAGGGGCGACGCTTATCAATCTCGACAGCAATCACGTGGCCGGGCACGTCTTGGCAGAGCTCGAGCTGTGGGCACCGCGTGTCCCGGTGGGCGGCTGGCTGGTGGTGGAGGACACGAACGGCACGCCGATCGTCAAGGATCCAGCAACCGGGCAATTGGTCCCAGTCGAAGGTCCGTACGCGGCGGTGATGGAATACCTGGCAAAGCATCCCGGCGAGTTCCTGCGCGACGTCGTGTGCGAGCGGTACTGGCTGACGATGAACCCAAGTGGGTGGTTACAGCGGAGCGCCCCATGTCCCTCGTAGTCTCGATCCTTTGCCCCTCACGTGGGCTGCTCGAGACGTTGTCGAACATGCTGCAATCCTTGCTGGCAACGACGGCCGAGCCGGGGCGGAACGCCGAGCTCATCGTCAGGCTGGATGATGACGATCCAGATCTCGCGGCGCGTCAGGCGTTGCTGCGTCGCTTTGGCCTGGACTTTCCCACAAAGGTAATCACGGGGCCGCGGGCGTGGATGGGCGTGATGACACTCCAGATGGCGAGTGCTGCTCATGGGTCGCATCTGTGGCTCTTGAACGACGACATTATCCACCAGACGCCGTGTTGGGATCGGCTCGTGCGCGAGGCCACGACGGAGCGGCCGACGCATACCTTCTTTCCCGATGATGGGCTCTTCGGCTCGCAACTGGCGTGCTTCCCGCTCATCCCGAAGGTGCATTGGGACGCGACCTACGGCTTCGGCGTGGCGCGGTACGAACGCTACCTGATCGACAGCATCATCTCGGACGTGTACGACGCGCTTGATGGGCTCGGGCGGTTGGTCTACTTGCCGCAGTGGAAACTGCAGCACCTGAACGCGCATCCGTCCAGCGAGATCGACCCGCGCTGGTTCCACCGCACCGCTCAGAACGGCCGTGTCTACCAACCGGCACGCCCGGATCTGCTCCTGCGAGACGAGCAGCGGTACCTTGCGCATCTGACCGAACGTCCACGCCTGATGGAACAGATTCGTGCGACGGATGGGGCGCATGTCTAAGCGCCACGGCAAGCCGGCCATGTTGGCGCTGACGCCTGTCCATCCGAAGCCGGGATCGGATTCTGTGCAGGTCCTGTTGGGCACGCCGACGCTGGGCCTTGTGCGGATCGAGTGGTACAACGCGATGGCCGGCATGGTGACACCGCCGAACTGGTCGCTCGTGCGCTCGACGCCGATGGGCTACACGGTGGCCGATGCGCAGAACCTGCTGGTTGACACGATGCTCAAGGGGCCGTTTCGTGCGCTCATCTTGATCGAGGATGACACGTGCCCGCCGGCCGAGACGATTCTGGTGTTCGATCGGTGGTTCTGGAAGATGGAGCGCAAGAAGGCACCGCCTGTTGTCTCCGGGCTGTATCACATCAAGGGCTCGGCCGAGGTACGCAAGGGGAAGAAGGGCGGTATTGAACTGTTGGGGCCGGAGCCGTTGGCGTATCGCGGCGGCGGGACGCGGGCCTATCGGGATTGGAAGTACGGCGATGTGATCTGGGTGAGCGGAGTGCCGACCGGCGCGTTACTACTGCATCGGTCGATCCTCGAGGCCTGGGCCAACCATCCAGAGGTTGAGACGTATCAAGTCCCTGGCTATCCGTTCCCGATCAAGCGGATTTTCCAACAACCAGCGCGGGTGTGGGTGGAGGCGGATGGCGGAACGCACGTCGCGTCTGGCACGAGCGACCTCTGGTGGAGTGCCGAGACGATCAAGCGTGACCTCTTGGCGAAAGCTGGGTGGCCGCAATATCAGAAGAAGGAATTCCCCTACATCATTGACACCAGCCTCGTCTTCAAGCACGTGGATCGCGCATCGGGAGTGCTGTATTAATGGCTGATCTTGCGGCACGCGTTGGTGGGTTCGGCGTCACGTTGATCCCGAAGCGTGCGTATCGGACCGTGTTTGCGTCCACGGAAAATCCACTCAGCGAAGGGGGGCTGTGGGTCAACGGCGGGTCGCCCTCGATCTTCTCGAACATGCGATCGACGCCTGGCTTGGCGTTCGGGACGATGCAGGGGGCCTCGGTGCCGCCGTACATCGACAGCACGGCGGTGCTGGCCGGTGCCTGGACGCGCGCGCAGACGGCGGCTGGCCGTGTCTATCGCACGGGCACGCCGGTGGATTATCAGGAAGTCGAGCTGCATCTCTTGACGACGATCACGGACACGGCCATCACCGGCTATGAATTTACGTATTCCGTCACGAGCAATCCCTATGTGGAAATTCACAAATGGCTCGGCGGGAACGGGAACGTCAATCAATTTCCGCTGGTGACGAGTGGCACGCTCGGCGCGGCGTTAAAAACGGGTGATTGGGTCAAGGCCACGGTGGACAATGCGGGGTTGCTGAGCCTCTACGTGGACAGTGGCAGCGGGTACGCCCTCATCATTTCTGGCACGGATACGACCTACACGTCAGGTGCGCCCGGCCTCGGCCATTGGAACAACAACGGCGGGGCGCCTGGCACCAATAGCGAGTTTGGGTTCACGGAATTCTGGGCACGGACCGAGTTCTGATTGTAGGGTAACGCATGGCTTTTTCCACGGTCCAAATTCCATCGGCCCCAGGCCAAGGCGCGGCCGTGACCACGCTCAGTAAGGCGTTCACGTCGAATCCCACGCCTGGGAATCTCGTGCTCGCGATCTTTCTATTTATCGACGATGCGGATACGACGGCGACGAGTCTGGCGATCAAGGACGGGAACAACAACAGCTTTACGATTACGCCGAATAGTCCGAGCAATGCCCGACCGACGACGGCTGGGGTGATTTATTTTGCTTACATCCTCTCGGCGCCAGGCAACGCGGAGAAAACAATTACGGCCACGTGGAGCAATGCGCCGCTGCTGTGCTCGTTGTGGGTGATGGAGTTCGCGTACGCGGGCGGCACGGCAGCGTTCGGCTCAGACATCACGGGCACGGGCACCACCGGCGCGCCGATCAACACGCCGACGATCACGGTCACGGGATCAAACACGTTGCTGATCGCAGCCGGGCTCTCAGACCATCAAGTGTCGTCGGTGGACAGTCCCTGGGTGCAAGTCGCGGCGGGCACGGGCAATCAGTTCTCGGAAGGCATCGGTTACATTCTCGCGGCGTCGGCCAACCAAGCGGTCGCCATGACGCAGAACCAAACGAGCGGGTGGGATTCGATGGGCATGGCGTTGAGCTTCACGCCGACAGGCGGCGGTGATCTGAGCGCGGTGGTCGGGGCGCCGCGTGGTCGAGGGCAAAGCGCCATCTCAGCGTGAAGGCATATGGACGAACAACCTGTCGGCGTGAGCGAGGAACTGAAAGCAGAACTAGTCGACTGCATCCCGAGGGTGGCCGTGCCACGAGACGAGCTGATCGCCCTGCTCGATCGACTGGATCGTGCGCAGCGTCTTGAACCGCACAGCCGGCTGATGGCGGACGCCGTGGACGCGATGAAAGTGTGGTTGAACTCCTAAGATAGATGGCCGTTACCCAGTCGCATTATCGCTTCGGGATCAACGAACTCGCCGAGTCCACGCACGGCTGGCACGCCGCCGAGGACGCGAATCCGGCGTTCGGGGCAATCCCGGTCAATACGACGTTCTTGTTGCGCTTCACGCTCCAGAGCACGGGCGTTGCGCAGAACAACACGGATCCCGAATTCCAGTACCGCAAGAACGGCGGCACGTGGACGCAGATCACGACCAGTACGTCGAACGTCAAGGCGGTGACGCCGTCGTGTTGGGCGGATGCGGCGAACACGACGCAGCGACTCTCCGGGACCGGGACGTTCATCGGGGCGACGGGCTGCACGGTCGACGGCATCGCCGGCGGGGCGTCGTTCGACATTCCAGCCAGCGGCAACGGCGAGACGGAGTGCGCGCTGCAGCTCGTCGGCGCGGATCTTGTGCCCGGCGATTTCCTCGAATTTCGGCTGACGCGCGACGGCGCGGTCCTGATTGACACGTATTCGGTGACGCCAGCCTTAGGCATCCCGCTGGCGCCGGCCGTGACCCCGTCCGAGTCGTTCCGGTTCCTGGACGCGCTGGTCGGCGCGGCCGTCGGCGTGGCGCTGTCGGTCGGCATCTCGGGTAACGGACTCTTCGGCGATACGTTCAGGCTCTCAGATCAAGTCTCGGCCGCGCTCGATCCGCCGAGCAACCTGTCGGTCCAGGTCGCAAGCGAGCAGGTTCGCGTTCGGGATTGGGTCTTCGGCGCGGCGCGCAACACACAGGTTGACGACGCGGCGGGTCTTCTTGAACCGCCGCTGCACCTGGCAGAGCAGGGCCCGTTCGTCCTGCTCAACCCGCCGATCGAGGCGAGCGTTAGCGACAGTCTGAAGGTGGCTGACGAGCCTCCCGTAGGCGCCATCCTCAGCAATGATCTCTCGCGAGCCATCACGAATGACACGCTGAAGGTTGCAGGCGGCGGATTTGCGGAGCTGATTGAGTTTGCTGAGCAGCTCAAGATCGCCGATCAGGTGATCGCGGCGTTCGGGGCTGCGGACCTGAGTCGGGCGGTCGCCGATGACACGCTGAAGGTCGCGGATAGCGTCGTCAATCGGTTCCTTGATCCGCTGCAAGTAGGACCGTCCGATTCGCTCAAGGTCGCCGATATTGTCCTCGGTCCGACGCTGGACCCAGAGCAGATATCGATCAGTGACTCCCTGAAGGTCGCCGACGTCGTCACGGCTGGGCTGGACTCGATGTCGGCCAATCTGGCCGATAGCCTGAAGGTTGCGGATGTCCTTGTCGGCCCAACGCTTGACCCTGAACAAGCCAGCCTGACTGACTCTCTAAAGGTCTCGGACACGGTCACGGCTGCCGTGGCCGGCGGCGGGGACTTGACGACGTCGCTGTCGGACAGCCTGAAGGTCAGCGGTAGTGGCTTCGCTGAGCTGATCGACTACGCCGACTCGCTCAAGGTGTCCGATTCGGTCACGGCGCAGAAGGCTGGCGATCTGGTGGTCGCTGTGGCCTCCGACGTGTTCCTCGTGTCCGATGTGGGCCAGGTTGAGCTGTCCCATGACGACACCCTTCGCATCGCCGATGTCCTGACTGTTGCCATCGACCCAGAGCTGGCGTCGCTGTCTGATTCGTTGAAGGTTGCCGATCAGGTGACCGCGGCGCTCGTTGGGGATCTCAGCCGTGCGGTCGCAGACGATTCCTTGAAGGTTGCTGACAGCCTCTCGGCCACGCTCGATCCACTCCAGGCAGCACCGTCTGATTCCCTGAAAGTCGCCGATCTCGTCGTCAATCGCACGCTTGACCCTGAGCAAGCCTCGATCGCCGATTCGCTCAAGGTGGCCGATGCGGTGCTCGGGCCAACGCTGGACCCTGAACAGACGGTCCTCTCGGACTCGCTGAAAGTCGCGGATCAGGTGACGGCGTTACTCGACGCGATGGCCGTCAGTCTGACGGATTCGCTGAAGGTCGCTGACAGTCTGACCGCGTCGCTCAACCCAGAGCAGACAAGCCTTTCAGACGCACTCAAGGTCTCAGACGAGATTTTCGCGTCTGTCGGTGCTGGTGCCTCACTGACGGACAGCCTGAAGGTCGCAGATGCTGTCTCAGCCACACTCGATCCTGAGCAAGCGAGCGTTTCTGACAGTCTGAAAGTTGCCGATTCCATCGCCGTCTCCGTTGACCTGTCAGCCTCATTCACGGATGGGCTGAAGGTCGCGGATGTTCTGACCGTCGAGTCGCTCGGTCTGTCGGCCTTGCTGACGGACAGTCTGAAGGTGGCCGATCAGGCGTTCGTCTCAATGGGCAACACGTTGTTTGTGTCCATTTCCGATGGGCTGAAGGTCTCGGACACGGTTGTCGCACAGCTCACGCCACTGCTGGGCACACCCCTCGATGATGGTCTCAAGGTCGCAGACGCGCTCTCGGCGTCGATCACGCCGGAACTGGCCACGCTCGTCGATTCGCTGAAGGTCTCGGACCAGATCGTGGCCTTGCTGGGCGGATTCCCGGCGAACTTGCTGGTCGCCGAGTACGTCGTGGTGCCGGCACAAGATCGGTGGTTTGTGGTTGAGGTACCCAGTCGCGTCTTTGTGGTGGAGGGCGCATGACCCGACGACCTGGCGATCTGATTGTCAAAGACCCGAGCTCCATCGAACCGCAAGGCATTGACTGGACGGCCTATTTAGCAGAGCTTGGGGCTGGCGTCACCATCACCACAAGCACCTATGCGGTCAGCCCAGTCGGTGGAATCACCCTGTCGAATGCGGCCATCACGGCAGGCAACCTCAAGACAGAGGTCATGTTAACGGGCGGCACGGTTGGGGTGCGCTATACGATCACGAATCACATTGTGACGTCCAATACCGTGACGGATGAGCGCTCGTTCGATGTGCTGGTGGAGGATCGATGAGCCCAGTGCAAGGCGGAGAAAGGATGCGCGGATCGGTCACGCCTCGAGGCCGAGAACTGATGCAGGCCATTCAAGAGGCGGAACGCGTCCTGTCCGAGATTTGGCGTGAGCCGTTTGAGCACTACGCACCAGCGGAGCGATTGCGGTGGTCTTTGCGACAAAGCAAAGCCGCCAAGGTCTATGCCGCGTTGTGCAGACAGGTCTAAATGTGGTCGCTCGATGTCGTGGCAACGCATGGCTGTAAGGTTTCCGTGGAGGTATGGACAATGCCGATGGCTCCGCTGCGTCCCTGTCGTACGTGTGGCACGGTCGGCTGTCACCAGCACGTGAAGAAGGCGTGGGCGCCTTCGCGTCCGGTCCCACGGATCCGTGGCAGCAAGCTCCAGCACCTTCGGGACAGGCTCTTCACGCGCCAGCCCTTGTGTGTGCTGTGCTTAGCCAAGGGCCGTACCACCTTGGCCACCATCCGGGATCACATCGTCAACCTGCAGGCTGGCGGGACAGACACCGACGACAACACACAAGCCGTCTGTGCCGATTGCCACGCCGCGAAGACACAACGCGAAGCACTCAATGGCCGGGGGGGATCTGTATGTTAATCAGGACAGCCCTCCGAAAC